TCGGGCGGGATGACGTTCAGGAGGCCGCTCTCGCCCTCGATACAGGTGGCGCGCAGGTCGGCGTTGGTGGGGGCGGACACCAGCCAGCGGGTGCCGGGGTTGAACCACGCCCAGTCGCGGAGCGTCTCGGCGCTCGCGCGCGTCTTGCCAGCGCCACGACCGGCGAGCATCAGCCAGATGTCCCACCAGTCTCCGTCCGGCTGTTGCTGATGCGGGTGCGCCTTGGCCGCCCACTTCGCGCGGGCCTCCAAGGCGACGAGGTCTATCAGTGGCAGCTGCGCCAGCAGCTCGCGGGTGACTTCCATACCAGCTCCTAGTGGACGCTGGCGCTACCCCACGGCGTGAATACCCTCCCGGCGGAGGCTTCGGTCGCTGCGTTCTTCCAACGCTGCAGGATGCGCCAGCTCTCGATCACGGCGAGCGCCTGCGCCCGGGCGTCATCGACGGCCTTGTGCGCCGTTCCGGTGCCCATGAACGTCTTCGGATTGACGCCGGTGATCTCGTACAGTGTACGTGTGTCGCGCGCGCGGCGGAAGTCCTTGACCAACTGAGGCGCGCCGACTGTCAGCGCGGCCTCGCTCAGGATCACGAGGTCGAACGTCGCGCCGTGCGACCAGTAGTCGGAGACGCCCTCGTCGGTCGCGAAGATCGCGAGGTCGGTGAGGGCGCGGTGGATGTCGATGCCGCGCTGCCCGAAGGTGGAGGCGCGCGCCGCGTCGGACTGCCTCATCCACCACATGACGGTCGCAGCGTCCATCTTGAGACCGGCGAGCTGGCAGGTCTCGGGGTTCACGACGCACTCCCACTCGGAGATCACGCGGGACGGTGTGAAAACCACGGCTCCAATCGAGGCGATGGCCGCGCCCGGCCGCGAGCCGAGCGTCTCGATGTCCACCATGAGGTGGCGCGTCTCAGAAGCCTCCACGGTAACAGTATCGGCAGCGACATGAGCGCCGTCAGATACACCCCCAGAAACAGTTGGAGCAGCGTCGGCACCCATCACTCCTCCCCGGCAGCAGACTTCTCGGCCGCGATGTCGGAGACGATGTCTTCGAGCTTGTCGCCGCTGTTGAGACGCTTCACGAGGACCTTCAGGCTGTCCGACATGCCGGTGCTGACCTCGCTGTAGATGTCGATGAGCACCGCCGAGGCGGCGATGGCGTTGAGCCCGGCCTTCTCGCAGGCGTCGAGGTAGGCGTTGTTGGCGGCCGTGATGTGCGGCTCCATGACCTTCGCCAGCTCGCGTGCCTTCATCGCGTCCGCGACGAACTGTTCCTTATCCATTGCTTTCCTCCTCCGGCGTCATGCCGAGCGCTGCCATGTATGTGTCGATCAGGCTGTCCAGCTCCTGCCGCTCGTCCGCGCTCATGCGGCGGAGCGTGATGATGGAGCGCAGGACCTTGGTGTCGAAGCCGTTGGCCTTGGCCTCGGCGTAGACTTCCTTGATGTCTCCGCTGATCGCCTTCTTGTCCTCTTCGAGGCGCTCGATGCGTTCGACGATGGACTTGAGCTGGCCGTGGGAGACGCTCACTGGTCACCCGCCACGAGCGCGTTGACGATCTGCTTCAGGTCGGACTTGATCGCCTCGACGAGCGCGAGCTGCATCGGGCGCTTCGTCGACTTGGTCCCGAGCTTGCTGAGCGTGGCCTCCTCGTCGTCGTAGGCGTCCATGGCGTAGGCGCGGGCGATGAAGAGCGCCGAGCTCAGTGCCTTGTTGGCGTCGCGCAGCCTGTTGATCTGCGTCGCGGCGGCTGACAGCTTGTCGGCCATGTCATCGACTGACTTGGCGCGCGCCTCGATGGTCTCTGACATCTCGTTCACCGCGTCGCGGTGGAAGTCCAAGCTCGCCTTGGTGTCGACGATCTCCTGCGCGCGAGACGGGTCGATCCAGTCCGCGATCTTCCTCAAAATGCTCATGCAGTCCCTCCTGTTGTTGCTGTATTGGCTACCACGTTGACGGCCGAAAGTCACCGTCCATCTCCTTAACAAAAAGGCCCCCGCGATACGCAGCGGGGGCCAAGTGCAGGGTATTGCGCGCCCGAAGCAACTAGGTAGACCTCCTCTTACCCGTGTTGGTTCTGAGCGTCCCCATGGTGCAACTATGTCGCCTTTTCGTCAACGTCCATCTTGTTGACAAGCGCGCGGATGGCGGCGGCGCAGTCATTAGCGCCATCGCTTGCGCCTTGCGTATAGTCGCAAACTTTGTAGCCTGCTCGCCACTGGTCGTTCAGTTTCGTTTCAATCCCGTCGCAAATCTTCGCCGCCTCCTCCAGCACCTCGGCGCGGATGAGGGCGATGGCGGCGTCCATGCCGTTAGCGATGTCTTCATCCCAAGGGTCGCCTTCTTCGTCTGGCAGTATGCCAAGGCCCGATGCCACTGCGAACGCCTTTAGTGCCCTCTCTCGCAGATCACTCATCGCTGCCTCCCAGCGCGCGGACAGCAAATGCCTTGGTCAGCTTGTCTATCTCTGACCGCAGAAATTCGATGCTATTGCGCTGCTCGTTATTGCTGTCGCGCAGGCGCTCAATCTCATCGGATGCGGCTCTCATCATCAGCGTGAGGTGAGCCGGTGCATGTGCCAGTTCAAAGGCGTCTGCCGTGTCGCGCAGACGGTCTATGAGGTTAGTCATCCTTGCCTCCTATCGCTCATTCCTTCTCTCCTTCTGGCGGGGGTGGGAGGGGCATGAAATGGGTGGGTTGCGCTTCCTTGTTCACGCAGAAATGCGACTTCCATCCGCTCGGGTGCGTCTGATCCCCGTTGGTCATTCCCTCGAAATGGTGGCCTGATCCAGCGCCATAGGGCGGCGTGAACAGTAACACTCTCTGCCCTTCGGTCGGCGCTTCGCTGATCGGCCTCCACTGCATCTCAGCCCCACGGCGGGCGAGGGCGCGCAAGCGCGTAGCGTCCTCAAAGCACATAAGACGCAACGGTATCTGATCGGCCCGCTCCATGAACTCTTCGTCTGTCTCAGTCATTGTCAGTCTCCTGCGGCTTTGCGAAAAGCATCCTGCCGTCGTCTGTGTGCAGATGTGTGGTGAAAAAGTCCGGGTTTAAACAATGTGGAATGTTCCCCTCGCCAGTGCGACACGCTGGCCTTTCTGGGAACCCATCGCGGCAAATCATTTTCCCGGTATACGACTGGCAAGCATCAGCCATCTTGCTTCTCCTGCTGCAGGGGGAGGATGGTAAACATGTTATACATGGCGGCGTAACCGTGTTGCATTGACCGTGCTGCCGCCGTAGCCGTCGCCGTAGCCGTAGCCGTCGCCGTAGCCGTAGCCGTAGCCGTAGCCGTAGCCGTTGCCGTTGCCGTAACCATAACCATAGCCATTACCGTAACCATCACCGTAGCCATAGCCGTCGCCGTTGCCGTTGCCGTAGCCGTTGCCGTTGCCGTAACCATCACCGTAGCCAACAGGCCTGAAGTTGGGGGCCATCACAGCCCCCATTCCGCAGAAACTGGCACGCAGAAAATCTCGGCCCCTTCCGGCAGATCAACGTCAGCAATATGCCTGAGATCGGCCTTGGCCTTTTTCGGGTTTTCGATCATCCCAGCGAAGCCCATGGTTTCCCATCTGAACACATGCAGCGCGCGGCTCAACCGGATGCGGCCATTCTCGCGGGTTACATCGCCAGCGAAAATCCACCCCCGGTCAACCACGACCACGGCGCGGTTGCCGCTGTTCCTGTTCACGGGCGCATACTCCACGCCGTCGATAATCACGTTAGCCATTGTCGTTCTCCGTTGTTGATTGTGTCGTGAGAGGCAGGACGATACGGCGCTCGATGACTTCTCCGGGGCCGCCGATACCGTTGGGATGATACCCGCTGGTGCGCTCTTGCATCCCCGGCCACGCCGCCAGCCCGGCGCGGAGAGCGGCGGTGGCATCCTCTCGGTACATGGTCCGCATTTCGTCATCGAGGTCGGCCCACGAGTATTCTGGCAGGCGGCCTTCAGCGAGCTTTATCGCAGCCGCCTCCACCACCTCGGGCGGGATCATTACATCAGTCATCATCCTTCTCCCCCTTCGCTGGCTTGCGGTTGGCAGCGACGGCGCACCAGCTGCGCGCCTCGCTCGCGGTCGCGAACGTCTTGCTCGACGCGCCGTGCTCGGTCCACACCGTGGCGCGGACGAGGCCGCTGCCGGTCGTCGTCAGCTTGCTCTTCACGGGATGAGGTCCTTCATGTCGCGGAAGAACTCGCGCACCACCATGAGGATGAAGACGGCCGCCGGTAGCCCGAGCATCAGCGCGATGCCGGACAGCGTGGCGATGCCGAAGAAGTGTATCAGAGTGTCCATGATTTTTCTCCTATGCGATCATCGGCTGCTGGACGCCGTGCGCCCTGAGCGCATTGCGCGTGCCGACGAAGAGCGCCTGACGCTCGGCCGCGAACCAGCAGCCGTTGAAGCGCACCCACACCATGTCGTCGCCGGGATTGATGTCGGGGGACGAGCGGTTGTCGAGGACAGTTCCCTCGCCGTAGCTGTAGGCGTCGGGCGCGTAGCCCTTGTGCAGCGCGCAGAGCGCCACGGCCTCGTCGGGCGTGAACTCGTAGGCCTTCTCGACGTCCTCGGTCAGGCCGCTGCCGAAATCGCGCATCCACTTGTTGCCTAGCTTGAGCTTGGTCACTTCGTGCCCTCCTCGTATGCCTGCCTGACCGCGTGCGCGAACTCACCCGTGCTGTGAGCGAAGCCGATGGGGTCGGTGATGAGCCACGCAATCGTGATCATCGCAGCGATCTCCAGAGCGATCCTCACCACGGCCAGTGCCCTCGCAGCCAATTGATTGAACGTCTCCACCATGACCCATCCGTTGCCATTTCGTCAACCTGATCGACATCGCTATGAACGCCGAACCTCCTCGGCGGCGGGCTGCGGAGCAGCAGCTCGGTATCGACCGGCATCCGCACGGGCTGCGATATTGCCATCAGCGGCCCGTCGTTGATCGAGTAGTAGACCGCGACGCACTCCCTAGTGGCCGGGGGCAGCATCACGTAGCCGTGATTGTCCTCGTGCCACGCGATGCCAATGCACTCGCGCGCCTCGTCGTAGACCGTGACCTTCATCGCGCCATCCCGCAGTAGCCGCTGGTGGTGCTGTCCTTCCACGGGCTCACCCTGTCGGCCGGGTGCGTCCCTATGCTCACGACCATCGGGTTCGGCGGGATGTACTGCTCGTTCTTCTCCTGATGCCACCGCCACATCATGCAGGCGCTGCCGAGGCAGCGGCTGTTCGTCGGGAACACGTCGGGCGGCGTGCCTGCGTACCTGTTGTAAGCCACGTCGCCGCTCTGCACGCGCGACATCGGGCACCACTTGGTCTTGGCCTCATCCTCGGTCATTGCTCTTCCCTCCAGAACGTCGTGCGGCCGACCTCGCGGCCCGATGCGTCGCGCTGTGCGACGGCGTACTGCACGCGGCGCTTCATCTCGCCGCTCATGTAGTCGTACTCGACCGCCACGCGGCCGGTCTTGGCTGGTGCCTCCGGCAGCTGGACGGTCATGCGCCCTCCAGCTCGACGTGCGGCACGTCGCGCCATTCGAACGTGACGGCGCGGGCCTTGCCGTTGCCGGTCGTGACCTGCCACTCCTGCTGCAGGACGCGGTGCGCCCAAGCTTGCGGCCCCGAGCGCATCAGGTAGCGCATGCGGCCCGTCGGTGTCTCGGTCGTCACTTGCTGATCCTCCGCCTGATGTACCGCGCGCAGTCCTCGGCCGTGGCCCTCATCCACGGCTCAGCCGACCCACCGAGCTTGGTGAGGCCATCGACCGCGACGCCATCGCAGATGGCTGCCGCCTCCTCCAGCGCGTCGTTGCGGGCCTTGGCGATCACCTCCGCCCAGTCCGGCACCGGCGTGCGCTCGCTCAGCTTGCGCTCGGCCTCGTGCAGCTCTCGGGCTGCGTGGACGTCGGCGCGTGTGTCGTGATCCATGCGTCCTCCTGTGTGGCGACGACGGTGACAGATCGGCAACTCGCTGTCAACGGAAATCAGCGCCCCTCCGCCTTGGCGATGGCGGCGCGTATCTGGTCGGCCACCTGAAGCTGGACGACGTGTCGGTTGGCCCCGCCCTCTGCGGCGCTGGACTTCGGCACCATGCCGCAGTCAATGGCCTCCTTCAGCGCCGCCAGCAGATCAGGCGCGGCGGCGACGAGGCGGGCGTTGGCGATGCTCTCAGCCGTGCTAACCATCGGTGAAGCAATGCCGCTCACAAGGACGGTGCGGCCATTGGATTGGGTGACCTGCCCATAGGGGTCAAGTTCCCACGGCCCCGGCGTGTGCGCGGCGCTCATGCGGCCTCCCGCTTGTAGGCCTCGTGCAGCTCCTGCATGTAGCCAGCCTTGAACTCGGCAACGGCGAACGCGCGGTCGATCCCGGCGAACCCGAAGTGGACGCCATACACGCAATCGAGCCCAGCGCGACGGGCAGCCGCACCGGCGGCGCGATACTTGCCTTCAGCCTTCAGCTCATCAACGACACGGCTCATGCGATCTCTCCTCTGTTGTCAACCACTATGCCAGAATGGCAACGTGGCGTCAACGGAAATCTCACGGCTCGGGCGGCAGCCGCGCCCAGCGGGTCACGCGGGAGAACACCGGCACCGGCATGCCGTCGGTGATCAGCTCATGCACGTCCGCCACGCTCCCCTCGCAGTGCCACACCTCGTCGAGGTCCAGCAGCCGCCGGGCGTGGCCGATGCGCCACTCCCGCTCCAGCTCGTCCCAGAGCAGGACGTTGGTCATCAGCGGCACGGCAACCGCGCCCAGATCATGCACTTCCATTGCCACTCTCCTTCGGTCGCTTGGGGTTGAGCAGGTCCAGCACGTTGGCGATCACCTGAGCCTTCTTGTCGTCGCTCAGGCCGTCCACGTCCTTCAGGCTGTCGGTGATCGCGGAGGCTTGCGCCGCCTTCTCGCTGAAGGCCCCGTTCTCGCCCCGGGTCTTCAGCAGGAACATCGTCATCACGTCATTGCCCTGACGGGCACGAGTGTAGGCGCGGGTTGCAAGGTCGCCCATTATGAGCGTCTTTGCGTGCTGCAACTCCCACGAGAAATACTTCAGGAGCGTTTCAACCGACATCTGCAGCGCGCCCGCAATGTCTTCGTCGGTGTAGCCCGAGAACTTGAGCATCTGCACCATGAGGCGGTCGTTCTCGTTAGGCTCCCAGCCCGGCCGCTTCCACCAGCGGTCGCCCAGCTTCACGACGGTGCGGAAGGTCTCCGAGCGCTTCTCCTCGTCAGCCCGCTCCTCGTCGGTCTGCTGGCGACCGAAGCCCTTGCCGGTGACCTTCTTGGGTGCGCCCTTCTCGGGGCCGCTCTTCTTGCCCGGCTTCTCGGGCGGGATGATTTCGATTTCGTCGGCCATAGTTTTACGTACTCCGAAGGTAGGGTTACGTAATGTCACCACCACACGTCAACACAAATCTCTGCGTGTCAACGGGATTGTCAAAACGCCCCATCCACGACGGTAGGTAAAACTTGACGCTACGTCCGCCTACTAGATAGGTAGTATATATTTTTTTTCATTCTTTCACTTCCTACTGCTAGGGCGTTCCTTCTCTTTTTGAGCGGTTTTGTTGTGTCTTTCCCTTTTCTCTCTTCCCATACACGGCGAGGAAGAATGAAGGAACTTGCATTAAGTCACCGGCAACAAAGTTTCCTGACAGGAAGTTGTCTTTCGACCGGCTGCCCCCTGCCCCGCCACAGCCCCCCGCTGTAGTATGCCCCGCCATGACACAGAGACGGGGCTACAAGGCGGACGGCACGCTCGACCTGCGTCGGCTGCCTCGAATAATTAGAAGGCCGCTGGGGCGGGAGCAGGCGCATGGCATGGCGGCCCAGCTTCTGCACTCCAGCGCGGGCGGCGACCCACGCGACTACCTGCCGGACTGGGACGGTGAGCCGACGCTTTACATCGACCCCGGCCTTGACGGCACGCGCGCCGGTCTGGAGACGGCGGTGCATGAGGCGCTGCATCTGGCCTGTCCCTTCATGTTCGAACTGGTCGTGACAAAGGTCGCGAGATATCTGGCGATGGTTCTGTGGCGATTAGGTTACCGCCTTCGCGACGAGGATTGACAATTCAGCAACCCCTTCCCAGCTAGAGTTGATGCTGACCCAATCTCGCCTGAAGGAATTGCTGGACTACAACCCCACGACAGGCCAGTTCACGCGCCTGTCAACCGGAAAGCCTGTGAGGGGCTGGAAGGACAAGGATGGGTATCTCGTCGCCCAGCTCGACAACGTAGAGTATCGCATGCACCGCTTGGCGTGGCTGTATGTCCATGGACAATGGCCGGAGCGCTTCATCGACCACATCAACATGGTGCGGCACGACAACTCGATAGCCAACCTTCGCGAGGCGAACCACTCTCAGAACGCCTGCAACCAGTCTGCCCGAGCCAACAACAAGTCTGGCTTCAAGGGGGTGGACTGGCACTGCGGAGCGTGGCGCGCCCAGATTATGAAGGACGGCAAGAAGTACGCGCTGGGACACTACCCCACGCCGGAATTGGCGCACGCCGCCTACGTGGCTAAGGCCCGACTTCTGCATGGGGACTTCAGCCGCTCGTGTTAACTTGATTGACGTTGCCAATCCGGCAACCTCGTGCGATGCTCCCCAGCAAGCCGGTAAGTAACCCCGGCCCAAAAGAGCCCCCGCCGGTCGGCCCCGATCTCCGGCTGGCGGGGGAACACCAACCCGCAGGGAGGCCGCATGGCAAAGAAATCCGCTCCGCCCTTTCCGCCCAAGGGCTCCAAGCCCGCGCCGTCCGCCAAGGGCGGCAAGAACCCCTTCGCCAAGGGCAGCAAGAAGGGCTGCTGATGGACTTCGGCTGGACCCTCGACCACATCAAGAACGGCGGGCGCGCGCAGCGCGCTGGCTGGAACGGCAAGGGCATGTTCGTGTTCCTCGTGCCGGGCAGTCACTTCGAGGTCAACCGAGAGCCCCTGCTCTCGATCCTCGGGGAGGGCACGCCGGTGGACTACCGCAGCCACATCGACATGAAAACCGCCGACGGCAGCATCGTGCCGTGGGTGGCGAGCCAGACCGACCTCCTCGCGGAGGACTGGCATACCGCATGAGATCGCGACGCTGTCCGCAAGGGGACAGATAGCGATGCGTCCCTGAGCTGGCAGGCTCAAACGCACCCCGGGCTAAAGCCTGCCAGCTTGGCCCGGGAGCAATGACCCGGCGGGTCCACGGAGAACCCCGGCTGGGGTGGCGATAACCACTAGCTCGCTGAGCAACCAGCCCCGCCGCCGTCGTCTTCGCGCTGCCTTGGCCGCCCATAGTGCAGCACGAAGCTCACACCCCCGCAGGGTCAACTTGCGGGGGTGTTTTCATTCTGCTACCGTCAAGCGATGCGACGCAGCACACTCGCCCTCGCCCTCGCCCTCCCCCTCGCCGCATGCGGCACCTACCCCGAGACCGTCACGCCCGCCGCGCAGCAGGTCGCTGCCGCCCCGGAGACGCCCGAGCAGGCCCACGAGCGGCAGTGCAAGGCGCTGGCGTGGGCGCAGTACAGCAACGGCCCGGGCGACATGAACGCCGCGCTGGCTCGGGTCAACGACACCCTCCAGCGGTGCCGCCTGAACATGCCGCCCGCCGCCCCGGCCCCCGCGCCGGTCTACGTCCAGCAGCGGCCGGTGACCGTGACCTGCACCCCCACCGTGATGAACTCCTCGAACTCCCCGGTGCGCTGCACGTCGAATTGACAATCTTGTTGACAGCAACTTCGTTGTCGAGTATGGTGCTCGACATGGCAAAGCTCACCAAGACCCAGATGGAACTCCTCCGCGAAGCCGCCGCTGACCGCTACGGTATCGCTGGCTTTCAGCACGGCTACTACACCCGCCGCCGCAACGGCTGCTTCGGCGGCCGCAAGATGGACGCCATGAAGGGCCTTGTTGCGGCTGGCCTCGCCACGCCCCGCGAGACCTACTACTCGATCCACCACGGCCGTGGCTTCGACAGCGACTGCCACTCCGCCGACGTCAGCTTCTACATCACCGACGCCGGTCGCGCCGCCCTCGAAAAATTCTGACAATCTTGTTGACAATTTGTCACCCCTCGTGGAGGGTGTCTTCATCAACACAGGAGACCGCCAATGACCCACTACGAAAAGCACCTGCTGAACATCATCGCCGAGTTGCTCAGCGCCGACATGGCGCAGGGCCGGGCCGAGCACAATCTCAAGTATCTCAAGGGTGACAACGCCCTTGAGCGCCGAGAAAAGGAGCGCGCTGTGCGCGAGGCCGCCGACCGCTACACCAAGGCCAAGATGGCTGCGGCGCAGGAGATCATCGAGAACGCCGAGAGGGCCTCTGCATGAGCATGCAGGAGAGGGGCCAGCGCTTCGTCGTCGTGATCGAGGACCGCGACACCGGCTACATCACCAGCGTCGTCGGCCCTTACCGCTCGTTCAAGAGAGCGGAGGGCGTCGCCAAGGCCGAGGATTTCGGCTGCGCCAAGGCCTGCGTCATGCCGCTAGAAAAGCCGCAGCGGTAGTGACATTTCTGTTGACAATCCGTCAACGACCTGCGATAAAGGGCCATCAGCAACGGAGACCGCCATGCTCGTCAGGATCAACAGCCGCCTTCACTCCTTCCCCGATGGCCTGAGCTTCGCTCAGGTGAAGAAGGGCCACTACACTGCCGAGTTCAACGGCCACCAGTTCACCATCGTCGGCGGCAAAGCCTCGGGCGGCTCCGCCAACGAGTGGTTCGTCGAGACCCCCGACGGCGGCAAACCGATCTACACGACCGGCCTTGTCGACAGCCTCAAGCTCATCACTAACTACTGAGAGGAGACCGACATGAACGCCCACACCAAGATCACCTTCACCGCCGACCAGCTCGTCGCCCTGACCTTCGAGCGCGGCCCCTTCAAGGGCATGCCCTACCCGAAGGCGCTGGAAGCCATTCAGGCGGCGCGCGACATTCAGGCCCGCTACCCCGACGCGACGTTCTCCAGCAACGCATGGAACGACGAAGACAGCAACAAGCTCGGCCACTACCCGACGATCTACATCTACCGCTCGGGCAAAAACGTCGCACGCCTCGACGTCGAGTTCATGAGCGTCTACGACAACACCACCAAGTTCGTGCTCAAGGGCGAGCACGTCGCCGACAACGGCTCGCGCTACCGCGACCCGTCGGTGTGGCGCAAGGGCTGGGGAAAGATGCTGGCCTACATCGTCGAGCGCGACGCCCTCCGCACCGACAACCCGGAGGAGGCCTACAGCAAGGGCGTCAATGCCCTGTACGAGGCCTACATCGGCGGGCTGGGCAAGGAGCGCGAGGCCGCCACGAAGCTCGTGCATGCCCTGAAGGACGAGGCCCTGAACGTGGCGACGGGCATGGGCAACACGCCCGGGACCAACGCCCTGCGCGGCGAGGCCAACAGCTGGGTCGCTGCGGTCGAGAAGGCGCAGGCGGACTTCGAGGCTAAGGCGCAGGCGCTCGCCGACAAGCTGGGCGTTAAAGCCTACTGCTCGCAGCTGCTCAGCTCTCAGCGCATGAAAAACCTGCGCTTCGTCGTCGCCGCCATCAAGGGCGAGCGCGTCCACCTGAGCGATACGCTGTTCTGATTTACCCCAGCCGGAGGGGCCCGCGTGGGATAGTCCGGCCTTGACAGCCTAGCAGGGGGGTCTCCGGTGAGGAGGTGGCCCTGACGACCCCAGCGGGCGGTGGGTCGATCATGGAAAACACCCGCCAGTGAGTGCGTGAGTAGCGGCCCGGGCCTTTCCACCCCGGGCCGTTTTCGTTTTGTCAATTGTGTTGACAGGCTCATCAGGGTGTGCGATAAGGGGACATCAACGGAGGAGACCGACATGAAGACCATCACCATCAAGGCTCACCAGATCATCGAGGGCGACCTGCTCCAGAACGGCCTGCACTTCGACCGCGTCGACGACGTCTCGCACGGCTCGCTTGACCACAGCCTCAAGGTCAGCTGCAACTACGGCAGCATAACCCGCTTCTTCGCCTGCAGCGATCTCGTTCGGGTGCGCCGCTAACGCGGCCATCCAGCCCTCACCCCGTAACGCAACAGAGGAGACCGCCACATGAAAGCATCAGAGTTCAGGAAGATCGCCACCCGCGCTATTCGCACCGCCGCCACACCGCAGGCTGCGGCCCGCGCCGTACACCGCGTCTGCGTCGCCTACGCCAAAGCGAACGGCATGAAGCCCGAGATCGAGTGCTGCCTGCGCTCGCCGCTACAGAGTGCCCGCAAGGGCGGCTCCGGCCACTGGTATGTCGGCTTCGAGGCTGGTCCTGTCGACTGGGCTGTAAACATCACGATAGACGGCTTCGGCGGCAAGGTGTGGGCTGAGCCCTACTACGGTTTCGATCTGTACTTCTACGCCAATGGTGCAATGGAATGACGGCCGACATCCACATCACCGTCGACGGCAAGGCCTACCGCATCAGCCCCTCGGGGCTGGTGTGGTCCGGCTACACCCGCCCCAGCGATCCCGAGCTGGGCGTCGTCTGGAAGCGCATGCAGCGCGGCTCGATCCGCAGCACGCGCGTGCTGGTCGCCGCCGGGCTGGCAGCGCCGCAAGAACCTGCGTCAACCGGGTTGACAAAACGGCGACACTATGCGATAGACTATTGAGCATCAACCAGAGGAGACCGCCGATGCAGACCATCTACACCGCCACCGTCAAGTTCGAAATTCCGGTCGCGCCGCTCGTCATCAAGAGCACGCGGACGTGGTCGTTCAAGTCGCTCGACGAGCGACAGAAGTTCGTCGAGGCCATGCAGCGCGCGGGCCGCGTCGTGAAGACTGACGTCGAGTGGGTCGTCGACGCCACCGAGGCCGCCAACCAAGTCGCCGCCGAGCTGGAGCTGCTGAACGGCGTTGCCAGTCAGGTGGTCGCCTGATGTACGTCCCGCTCGTCATAGACCCCATGCGCCCGGCTCCGCAGCCGGGCCTCCCCCAGCTCTCCGACGTCGCGCGCGCCGCCTCAGTGATCGCGGGCGTGCCGCTGCAGTGGCTCTCAGGCCGCAGCAAGGAGACCGACATCGTCCTCGCGCGCTGGCTCTACTACAGCGTCGCGAAGAGGCTCGGGCACCGCGTGACCGACATCGGCCGCGTCGTCAACCGCACCCACAGCAGCGTCATCCACGGCCTGATCGTGGCTGGCATCAACAACCCCGAGTTCCACGCCAAGCGCGCGCTGGTCGTTGCCGTTTTGTCGGCGAAGTTCCCCGAGCTGGAGGTTCCCCGTGACTGAAGTCTATTCCTACATCAACCGAGACACCTACTTCGGCCGCATGTTCTGGGCGGCGCGCACGTCGCAGCAGGACGAGGACAGCCCGCTCGGCATGGGCCTCACCCAGCTCGACGCCCTGCAGGACCTGCTGTGGCAATGCGAGCGCTGGCCGCGCGAGGAGGAGGCGGTCGAGCAGGCCATCGGCGAGCTGGAGATGGGCCACGCATGAAGCCAATGCTGAAGCCCCCCAGCGCCATCCGCAAGGCGAGGATCGAGGAGCTGCGCTCATGGGTGCAGAGCCTGCAGCTGATGCACGACCGCCGCGAGGGCAACGAGCGCGCCGTCTACAACACGCTGCTCGCGGCGACGAAGGAGCTGCACCGGCGCGAGGCCCGCGAGAGCGGCCGCCGGAGGACGCTCTTCGAGACACGGTCCAGCATCTACAAGCTGAGCGCCTCGGCCCTGCGCGAGATGCAGGCGCGGCTGCAGCAGGCCGAGAGCCGGGACGACGTGACGGAGGCGACGCTCGTCGACGTCACGGCGGAGATCGCGCGCCGCCGGGCGCACAACAAGGCCATCTACGAACGCCGGAAGGCAGAAAGGCAAGCCGCATGCTCTACACCCTCGTCGTGATTTTCCTCGCCAAGGGGGCGCTCTACATCGAGCAGCGCCACCTCACGCTCCAGCACTGCGCCGGTCAGGCTGCGCTCGCGCGCATGCAGTACAACGACGCCCTGCCCCAGCTGGACAGCAAGATCGGGCCCGTGCAGTACCGCTGCTACCCGGAATTAGTTTTGTCAAAGTAGTTGACAATACGGCAACGACGGAGTAGGGTGCAGCTCTCAACAGCAGAGGAGACCGCCACGCATGTCGAACCCGACTTCCATGACGCCTGACGAAATTCTCGCCCGGCTGAAGACACCCATCAAGATGGACCCCTACAATCGCGGGGTCGAGGAGCGGATCGCTGGCCGCCCACACAGCGAGCGCCGCGACTGCGTCGTGCGCGCCTTCGCCATCGCCACAGGCAAGCCCTACCCGGTGATGCACGCCATGTTCAAGGCGGCTGGCCGCCGCGATGGCAAGGGCACGCCGCGCAGCATCAGCAGGGCTGTCGCGAAGAAGCTCGGCATGCGCTGGATCGAGGAGCGCCGCACCGTCGCCCGCTTCCTCGACGACATGATTTTCGCGCGGCCGGTCGCCGCCTTCATCTCCGGCCACGCCTTCGCCGTCGAGAAGGGCGCAGTCGTCGACATCGAGGCCGTGCGCCCCCGGCAGATAGTCAAGGGCTACTACACCCTGTAGCATCCCGCCGCCCGCGCCATCGCAACCCAACCAAGGAGACCGCCATGACCCCCCTGCTCCCGCCCAGCATCCACCTGAACGGCACCTCGAAGCAGGAGATGGTCGAGGGACTGGTCGCGGTCTCCGACGCCGCGTTCGCGCTGCTGGAGGCGATGAAGCGCGCTGCGCCCAACGCCCGGGACTACTACCCGCAGGGTCCTGACGCATATGGACTGGCACGCACTGCGTGGAACGAGCGCGCACTGCAGATCGAGAAACTCAGGGACGAGGTTGTCGAGCTGGCGATGAAAGTCACGCTCGCCTAGACACAAAAAATTCGGGCGCTCCTGTCGATTTCTGTTGCTGTTTTGGCAACGATATGAGATAACCGTTTTGTCAACACAGGAGACAAAGACATGAACGCCCACACCTTCATCCCCTCCGCTCAGCAGGCCGACTTCCTCGACTGGTGCGTCGCTGGCTCTGGCAGCTGCGTCCTCGAAGCCGTCGCGGGTGCGGGCAAGACCACCACCCTCCTGCAGGCCATTCCCCTCCTCGCCGGTCAGGTCGCCGTCATGGCGTACAACAAGAAGATCGCCGACGAGATCGGCGCGAAGCTCAAGGCTCGCGGCATCGACTGGAAGAAGGCGCAGGCTGGCACCGTCCACTCCTTCGGCTTCAGCGCCTATCGCAAGGCGTTCCCGGGCGTGAAGGTCGAGGGATCGAAGGTCTCCGACATCGTCGACGCCATGAAGTCCTCGCTCCCGGCCTCCGTCGCCGAGCAGGCCAAGGCCATCTGCAAGGTGGTGTCGCTGGCGAAGCAGAACGGCCTCGGCGTCCTCGTCGACGCCAACGCGCTGGAGAGCTGGGTCGGCATCATCGAGCACCACGACATCGACCTCGGCGACGCCGACGTCGAGAACTTCGCCGCCGCCTGCGTGCGCGCCCTCGCCATCTCGAACAGCCAGACCGAAGTCATCGACTTCGACGACATGGTCTACCTTCCCCTGCTGAAGGGCCTCCGCTTCTGGCAGTTCGACGTCGTCATGGTCGACGAGGCTCAGGACACCAACGCCACTCGCCGCGCGCTGGCCCGCCGCATGCTGAAGACCAACGGCCGCCTGATCGCCGTCGGCGACCGCGCGCAGGCCATCTACGGCTTCACCGGCGCTGACAGCGACAGCCTCGACCTGATCCGCCGCGAGTTCAAGGCCATCGACCTGCCGCTGACCACCACCTACCGCTGCCCGAAGGCCGTCGTCGCCTTCGCCCAGCAGTGGGTGAGCCACATCGAGGCCGCCGACACCGCCCCCGAGGGCGAAGTCTCGGCCATGACCATGGAGGCCTTCATGGAGAACCCGGCCGCCATCGCTGGCCTGCAGCAGGCCGCCATCCTCTGCCGCAACACCAAGCCGCTGGTGTCGCTCGCCATGCAGCTGATCCGCCGCAAGGTCGCCTGCCGGGTCGAGGGCCGCGACGTCGCCGAGCAGCTGAAGAAGCTGGTGCGCCGCTGGAAGGTCTCGCATACCTCGCAGCTGGTGAACCGCCTCGAAGCCTACCGCGCCCGCGAGACCGAGAAGCTGGTGGCGAAGAAGCAGGAGAGCAAGGTCGAGGTTCTGAACGACACCGTCGACACCATCCTCGCCATCATCGAGGAGTGCAACGCGCAGGGCCAGCAGCTGGTCGAGGACGTCGCCGCCCAGATCGACGCCCTCTTCGCCGACAACGTCAACTCGATGCTGGTGCTGTCGACCATCCACAAGTCCAAGGGCCGCGAGTGGCACGACGTCTACTGGCTCGACCGCTCGGGCCTCTGCCCCTCCAAGTATGCCAAGCAGGACTGGCAGAAGCAGCAGGAGAACAATTTGTGCTACGTGGCGGCCACCCGCGCCCAGAGCAGGCTGATCGACCTGCTCGCGGCGTGACAATAAAGTTGACAAACCGGCACCCTTGTTGTAGGGTGCCGGTCCTGAGAGGAGAGACCGCCATGCAGCTTCACCCGTTCTTTGCGACCATCACCCGCCCCGTCTACCACGACCGCGCGGGCCACCTGTTTCTCGCCATCGACTGCCCCGAGTGCGACGGTCACGGAGAGGTCGACGGCCTCGACCGCAACATCTGCGACCCCTCGGCGCGCGCGGTCATGGTGACCTGCCCCGTATGCGACGGCCACGGCCGCGTCTACGAGCAGACCTGCGAGGACGAGCTTTACGAGTTCAACAGCGAAGAGGAGAAAGCAGCAGCATGAGCACCGCCTACAACGTCACTGAGGACCGCCGCGACTGGGCCCGCACCAAGGTCAACCTGATGCCGCCCGGCGACCGGCGGTTGCTGATGGAGGAGCTGATGCGCCGCGACGAGCGCTACGCAGCCTCGATCATCGGCGACATCGTCAGCGCCCAGCACGGGCATCGGCTGACGGCCCGTGGGCGCGTCCTGTATCCGTAAACGAGATGGACGTTGCCATAACGGCAACCGCATTGCTATAAGGGGTTCCGTAAAACCACGGAGCCCCTTTTTGAATTCAATCCTGACGATCCACAACAAAGGTGTGCAGTACCATCTCCTGCTCCCCGGTCACGCGCCGGGTCAGGTTGTCACGCTGCTCTGGTGGGCCGTCGAGAAGGAAGGCTCGCCGCTGGTCAGCGACATGGGCCGCCTGTCCATGCACATCATCGAAAAGGCTTGCCAGACGTCCGAGGCGCGCCTCGTGGGCGGCAATCAGGTCGCCAAGATGGTCACCCCCAAGATCAACTACATCTTCGGCATAGACCGGCCTGAGCGCTCGCTGCGGCTGACGATGGACACCGTCTTCATCGAGGACGACATCGCGAAACGCAACCGGGTCTTCGACGGCGCGTTCAGCGACTTCAAGAAATACCTTCCCACAATCCTCGCCAACAACACCTAGGAGCGCACATTGATCCGTGGACTGAACAAGATCACCAATGGCGCTGGGCTCGGCTACGTGATGTCGTCCTATACCGTCCACGAGGGCGGCCACAAGGCGGCAGAGGAGGAGGCGACGGAGATCGCCGCCGAACTGCTTATGGCCGGTCTCGCCGTCTTCGCTCCCATTGCCTATTCCTGCCCCATCGAGCGCGTGATGATCGACAACTGCTTTCCAGAGGAAGAGCGCTACATCAAAAGCCATGAATTCTGGATGGTCGTCGACGAACGCTTCTACCTGCGCTGCGACTACGGCATCCTCGCCATGACCTCGAACTGGTGGAAGTCGAATGGCATCTCCATCGAGCTGGGCCAAATGCTCAAGGCGGGCAAGCCGGTCTACTTCTACAAGCCTCACGACGCCCGCATCCTCACGATTGCCGAGGTCAAAAAAGAGTTTCCAGACGAGCTTCAGGAGCTGTTCGTCCTCGCCGGAAAAAACGCCCCGGCCGAGTACCTCCACGCCAACGAGAATGCGACCATCGAGGCTGGCGTGCTCGCGGTGGCGGAGAACATCTGATGACCGAGAACCCAAAGCACTACGCGGGCGCGCTGAAGCTCCCGCACTGCGACATGCCGACGATGGTCCGTTTCGAGGTGGAGCTGGCGATGCACGAGGGCGCGCGCAAGTACGGGGCGTTCAACTACCGGCAGACACCGATCCTCGCCAGCGACTACCACAGCGCCGCCCAGCGGCACATCGCGCAGTGGTGGGAGTTGCACGAGGACCCGGACCCGACCTGCGGCATCAGCCACCTCTCGAAGGCCATCGCCTGCCTGACCGTCCTGCGCGACGCCGAGATGAACGGCATGCTGAAGGACGACCGGCCGCCGTCGGTCAGCAAGCAAATCTGGGAGCGTCTGGAGAAGGTCGCCGCCGAGCTGCGGCTGAAGTACCCGGAGCCCAAGGAGCGGGTGACCCAGTGGGGCGACAAGGTCCCCGAGGCAACCCACCCATCTCCCCCGGTGCGGCGCGGGACCTACACCCCCGTCTCGGTCGAGACCGGCGAGTATTTCGATCCGCCAGTCGCGGGTTACACTCGTTGACATTCCGTCAACTATACCGCACCTTTCCGGCACCGTCCGCTTTCAGGACGAGGGCGTCAAGAATGACGCGAGCCGGTGAGGACATAGTCCCCGGCTCACGGGCGTGCCGGTCGCGTTTCCCCTCCTCACCGCGACCGGCACCCCTTTCCCTTCAAGCAGAGAGGTCCTGATGTATATTTCCCCCGAGCGTCTGGCGTGGGTCGCGCAGCTGCGTGACGAGGCTGTCAAGGCGGGTCTGGACCCGGCCGCGCACGTCGCCAAGAAGCTGGGCATCCTGCCCGACAGCGCCCGCCGCTACCTGCACCAGATCGAGCGCGCTCCGCCGGAGCGGAACGAGCCGGAGGAGACTGCCGACCCCGTCGAGGTGCGCCGCCATAAGCAGCGCGCGGACGAGGCCAAGGGCCAGCTGAAGGAGCTGGAGGAGCGGCTGGTGAAGGCGGAGGACATCCGGGGCGAGCTGATGGGGCTGGGCGACATCGCCTTCTCCAAGCTCAGGCCCGACGGCAGGAAGCCGTCAGGCCGACGGGCGGTGATCCTGCACATCTCCGACATCCAGTACGGGGAGGTGATCGACTTCGAGGCGATGGACGGAGTGAATTCCTACGACATCGACATCGCCAACCAGCGCATCGCTCGCTACTTCCAGAAGGCGCACCGCTTCCTGACGGAGCTGTGGCAGGGCGCGCGCGCCGAGGAAGTGATCATCCTGCTCAACGGCGACATGATCTCCGGCGCGCTGCACCACGAGCTGGACCGCACCGACAACGTCCGGCCGCTGCAGGCAGCGAAGATGGTCGCCGAGCAGCTCATCGGCGGCATTCACCTGCTCGTCAGTGAAGGCTTCCCCATCCGCATAATCAACACGCCCGGCAACCACGGGCGCATGACGATCAAGCCCGAGAGCAAGGACCACGTCCTGCAGAATTACGACACGCTCGTGGGCTGGTTCATCGAGAGCGCCTTCAGCCGGGAGCCGCGCGTCAGCGTCCAGTACAGCAAGTCGGTGGACGCCCTCTTCAACGTCTTCTCCTTCCCTATGCTGGTCACCCACGGAGACCGCATCGGGTCGCGCGGCGGTCAGGGCTTCCTCGGGGCGACGGCGACGATCCTGCGCGGCCACTTCAAGCTGATGGCCGACTACGCCGCTCGCGGCGTCTCGCTCTACAAGGTCTTCACGGGTCACTTCCACACCCCGGCGGTGACGACCAACGGCTACGCCAACAACACGATGGCGGGGCCGTCGGAATACAGCCGCGACGGCCGCATGAGCATCACGCCGCCGTCGCAGGACTACTTCGTCGTCGAGGAAGAGCATGGCGTCATCGAGCACCGCCAAATCTTCGTAGGCGACCCGTCTGAGGGCTCCTGCAATGCGCCGGTGCTCAAGTACCGCCGGGCAGCCTAGAGCCTATGTAGCCTCGCGACAACGCGCCCCAGCACGCGGTAGGATGTCGACAGCGGGAGCGGGGGTATGCGGAGTTGCTGCAGGTGAGTAGGACACCCTCCCCAATCCCGAAGTATTCTCTATTCGCGAATGTCGAATTTGTGCTATTGGAGGGTTATTCGGGAGTGCGCCTATGCCACGCAACAGGAACGACAAACAGCCCTGTTTACGTCCACAAGACGTTGTAACTGCAATAAAAATCGTGCTCTTAGCCTCTCGGCCCACGACGTACCTGGAACTATCTCAGGAGCTCCACCTATCGGTTTCAGAAGTATACGCCTCCAGTCAGCGGTTGCGGGCCGCAGCGCTGCTCTCTTCGCTCGGCGTCACGCGGCGTATGATGGTCTCGCCGCCGACGTTGAAGGCAAAGACCCCCGGCGCTGCGGTGCTCTTCTTGTTGACGTCGTAGACGAGCAGGTCGCCCGGGCTGTAGGTCCCCGCCCAGTCGTCGCCACTGACCGTCGCCACGGCGAAGTTCTCGCCCTGAATGCCGATGGTGATGTCGCCCAGCTGGACGCGCTCGAAGTTCCCGGGGGTGTCAGCGCCACGCGCCGCCGGTGGCGGGCTCACGGCACCGAAGCCGATGGGCGGGATCGTCATCAGGTCCTCGGCGTTGATGCCGAGCGCGCGGCCGATGGTCGACATCCAGTCGACGGTCATCCGGCGGCTGCCCTTTTCGAGGCGGCTGATCTCGCTCTTTACCGTGCCGGTACGTTTCGCCAGCTCGGTCTGGGTGAGGCCTTTCGCAAGTCGCCACTCGCGTAAATATGCACGCTCCTCCTGCTTGTGCTTCATAAGCCACTCCGTTGGTTGCGCCATCTGTGCGCCAGCCCCGAACCAGTGTCAACGTGTTTTTGTCCATCGTGTTGACAGAATGGAATTGAAGTTGACAATTATGATGCCGCTAGGGTATCAGTGTTTCTACCTCAAGGAGGGGTATTTCAACCATGGCAACGCATCAGCGTGCAGACGAGCGTCTGCGTGAATGGCTAAGCACGTCCGAATATAACCAGTCCGATCTCGCTGAAATCCTTGAGGTTTCGCGGGCGGCTGTCTCGAACTGGGCTCGCGGCATCGCCGCACCCTCCGAGCAACACGCGGAGGAGCTTGACACATTGTCGCAGGGAGCCGTTCCGGCCACGCTGTGGCCGCGTCGTCACCTCCCGAAGCCCCTGTCCCGGGGCGCGCAGGTCCTCCAGAAGGCCGCCTCCCGCTACGGCGTCTCGATCTCCCGCCTCGCCGACGAGACCGGCCTGCCGAAGCGCGGGCTGGCGCGCTGGGCCTCGAACAAGTACGCGCCCCGCAGCGCCTCGCTCGCCGAGATCAACCGGGTCCTGAAGACCAACCTGCGGCCGGAAGACTTTCAGGTGCAGGCATGAGGGTGATCATCGGTGTCGACCCCGGCTTCTTGGGCGCGATTGCAACCCTCTTCCCTAACGACGTGACGCTCTTGGCTGACATGCCGACGCTGCCGGGACCGAAGGGCAAGACCGAGCTGAACCACAACGGCGTGCTCAACGAGATGCGCGTCTCCGACAGCGGGCACCCCGGCGTCGTCTGGCTGGAGAAGGTGGGTGCGCGCCCGGGGCAGGGCGTCAGCTCGATGTTCCGCTTCGGCCAGCAGCTGGGGGCGCTGGAGATGGCGGCGACCGCCTGCGGCCACGAGCTGCGCTACGTGACACCCGCGACGTGGAAGGCGCACTTCGGGCTTTCGGCCGACAAGGGTGTCGCGCGGGGCTACGCGATGAAACGCTTCCCGCAGCTCGCCGACAAGCTGGCGCGCGTCAAGGACGACGGCCGCGCCGAGGCCCTGCTCATTGCTCTCTACGGGAAGGAACACCAGTGAACGCCCACACCCCCTTCATGCGCCTGCACGGCGTCCGCATGGCCGACGCTGGCTACACCATCGTCCCCATCGCCGCCGGTCAGAAGTGGCCCGGCGAGTACCAGAACGGCAAGTGGTGGCACCTGCGGCAGTGGGAGTTCCTTGCCCTCGCGCCGACGCCGGAGATGCTGGTCGAGAACGTCTGGTCGAACTACCCCGGCTGCGGCGTCGGCATCGCCTGCGGCGGCCACTCCCGGGTGATCGGGGTCGACATCGACGTCATGGATGCGGAGATTGCGGGCGCTATTCGCCGCACCTTCGAGGAGCGTCTGGGCGTCACGCCCCTCGTGCGCGTGGGCAAGGCCCCGAAGGTGCTGCTGGTCTACCGCTGCACCGAGAAGATCGAGAAGCTCAGCTACCAGCCCATCGAGGTGCTCGCCAGCGGCCAGCAGTTCGTCGCCTACGGCGTCCACCCGGACACCGGCCTGCCCTACCAGTGGCCGGTAGAGGCCCCCGACGAGACGCCGGTCGAGAGCCTGCCGACGGTGACGCCGGAGCAGCTCAGGGCCGCCTGCGAGGCCGCCTACGCGCTGGTGCCGGAGGAGATGAGGCCGAGGCGGCTGACCGGCACCGGCGGGGATCACACCTCGTCCTCCGAGACGGCGGCCGCCACCCCGGCCGCGATCCGCGAGGCCCTTGCCCACATTCCGAACCCGGAGCTGCCGTGGGACGACTGGAAGCGCGTGCTGATGGCTACGTTCGCCGCCTCGGGCGGTAGCGAGGAGGCCTACTTCGACTTCCTCGGCTGGTCGCGCCAGTCGGCGAAGCACAAGGACGACACCACCCGCCGGGAGTGGAACAGCTGCCGCGCGAGCCCTCCCCGCAGCCTCGGCTTCGGCACCCTGCACTATCTGGCGACCCAGAATGGCTGGTCGCCCCCGGCGGAGCTGGCCTTCAACGAGAAGAAGGACGTCACCGACGTCGACATCTCCGGCTTCGACGCGATGCCCATGGAGCAGCCCCCGGCGATCCCGGTGGTGCCGAAGGTGGCGCGCGTGACGGTGCGCGAGAAATTCGACTGGGCGGGTCAGGACGAGCGGGCGGCGATCCTCGCCTCCGTCGGTCTCGCCGAGCGGCAGGTGGTCGACACGCACTCCGGCGAGGTCACCAGTGTTTTCTATCCGGTCGTGGACACCAACGGTCAGGGCATGGAGGAGTTCGTCGCCGGTCAGCTCGACACCATCTACGAGGACACCACCCGCCTGTTCCACTTCGAGGAGCCAGAGGCGCTGACCCTCACGCAGGAGGAGATCGAGCACGGCACCCTGCCCGCCGACTTCATCGCGCAGTTCCCGCAGGAGTGGCTCTACACGTCGAGCCTCGTCGGCCAGATCGCGGCGTGGGTCGAGAGTGCCTGCCCCATCAGCCACCGCGTGTTCGCGCTGATGTCGGCCTTCACCGCCTTCGGCGCGCTCGTGGGCCGCCAGTACAAGACTGCCTCGGGGCTCCGCCCCAACCTCGCCTGCGTCATCATCGCGGGCACGGGCTCCGGCAAGGAGGGGCCGCGCAACGCCGTCACAAGGCTCATGCTGGCCTCCGGCGCGGAGCGCTACATCGGCCCGCGCGGCGGCTTCAGCTCGGGCTCCGGCGTCGTCGAGGGCATACGCACCCAGCCCAATATGTGGCTCGCGGTCGACGAGTTCGGCAAGAAGATCGCCGCCTACGGCATGGGCAAGATCGACCAGAACCAGCGCGAGATGATCGCGCTCTTCCTCGAAGCGCTCGTGAACGACTACGTCGGCGGCAAGGGCTACGCGAACGCCGCCGAGAACCCGGTCAAGAACGTCGTCACGCCGAACCTGAACATCTTCGGCAGCTCGCAGGTGGAGGAGATCACCAACGCCCTGTCGAGCGCGGCGGCGGCCGACGGCCTGATCCAGCGCTTTCTCTTCGTCCCGACGTTCGCTGAATACGTTCCTATCAAGAAGAACTTCGAGAAGCCGCCGGTGCCGGAGGCGCTGACCGACAGCATCAAGTGGATCATCGCCCACCTGCAGGGGCTCGGTGGGGAGTTCGCGCTGAACGACGACCCGACGTCGGAGCCGAACCAGATCGTCGTGCAGATGACGCAGCAGGCGCAGGAGCTGTTCACGCAGCTCGACCAGCGCCGCGTCGACCTCGCCCGCGCCGGTCGTGTCATGTGGGTCCGCTCCGCAGCCATGGCGCAGAAGGTCGCCATGCTGGAGGCCATCGCGCGCGACCCCCTAAACCCGGTGATCGACGCCGAGCTGCTGGACAGCGCGCGCAGGCTGGTGGACTGGTTTACGCTCTACGCCGAGACGTTCCTCGCCTCCCGCATCGCGGACAGCGACACCCAACGCGACATCAACCGCGTGCGGGCGATCATCGCCGACGGCGGGGCTCAGGGCGTGACGCTGACGGAGGTGACCCGCCGGACCCAGTCCATGCGCCGCCGGGACCGCGAGGACCACCTGAAGACGCTGATCGAGAGCGGTCAGGTCAGGGAGGTGAACGACACGACCAATGTCGGCCGCCCGCCCAAGCGTTTCTTTCTTGTTGCCAGTCCGGCAACTTCCTGACGATTTTCGTTGACAGTGATACAGCGTTGTCGTATTGTCGCCAGCAGAGTGAAGAGAACAACGGAGTAGAGAGATGGAAGCCGCCACCATTGCCTGCCGCAATCGCACGGTCGAAGACATCGCCGCCGATTTTCTGGCCGCGAAGAAGATGGCTGACGAGGCCAAGAAGCTCGTCATCGAGATGGAAGAGGAGCTGGTTGCAGCCCTCGGAGCCCCGGAGGAGGGCTCCAAGACCCACCGCGCCAATGGCTACAAGATCGAGATCAAGGGCGTCGTCAACCGCAAGGTGGACTGGGACGTCCTCGACCAGATCGTTGCCGTTTTGGAAACGCAGGAGCCGTTCTTCACGCCGCCGGTTAAGTACAAGCGCGAGCTGGACGAGAGCGCGGTGAAGAAGATGTTCCGCGAGACGCCGGGCGTTTACGCCCGCCTCGCGAAGGCGATCACCGCGACCCCCGGCAAGACCGGCGTCAGCGTCGTCCGCACCGAATAGCAACAGAGAGAGGAGAGAGCCAGAATGGCATTTAACTTGAGCAGCATCAGGCTGTCGAGCGAGGGAGACAGGCCCCCTCGTGTCGTGATCTACGGCACGAGCGGCATTGGCAAGTCGACGTTCGCCGCCAGCGCACCGAACCCGATCTTCATCCCGACGGAGGATGGCGCAGCGGCACTTTCCGTGCCGACGTTCCCTCTCATCCGTGCGTGGAAGAACCAGCAGGGGACCGGCCTCGTGGACGCATTCAACATGCTCGCCACCGAGGAGCACAATTTCCAGACGGTCGTGCTCGACAGCGCCGACTGGACGGAGAACATCCTGAAGGAGCAGGTCGCGAAGGACTACGGCCTCGACGCCTACGACACCAACGCCAAGCAGCTCGCCTACGGGCGCGGCGGCCGCGCGCTGGAGGAGTATTGGCGTCGCATCTGCGACAGCTTCACCTACCTCCGCGACCAGCGGAGCATGGGCGTCATCGTCGTCGCCCACAGTCAGGTGAAGCGCTTCGATGACCCGACGACCGAGGCCTACGACCGCTACATCCTCGACCTCGGCAAGGAGAGCGCGGCCGTCCTCACCGAGTGGGCCGACATCGTCCTGTTCGCCAACACCCAGACGGCCGTCGTCGAGGAGCGCGTTGGCATCAACGGCGTGAAGAAGCGCGGCGTCGGCCCGGCGGAGCGGTTCATGTTCACGCAGGAGACGCCCGCCTTCAAGGCCAAGTGCCGCTGGCCCATCCCCGCGAAACTTCCCCTCTCTTACTCCGTGCTGCAGGCGGAGCTGGAGAAGGCAAAGGTGGCCTCGGCGGCCGCCCGCAATCCCCAAACCGCAGCAGCAGCCTGATCAGCAACGGAGAAGCACAGAATGTACGACAACAACCTTTTCAACGTGGACACCACTGGCGTTGAGGCCATGGGCGGTTACGAGGTCTACCCGGCGGGGCTCTACCCGGCGGTGATGATCGCGGCGGCGAAGAAGCCGACGAGGAACAACGACGGGTGGTTCATCGAATGCACCTACCAGTTCATCGACGGCGACGTGCAGGGCAAGAAGTTTACCTCCCGCCTGAACCTCGGGAACGCGAACGTGCAGGCCGTCGACATCGCCAAGCGCGAGCTGAAGTCGATCCGCCTCGCGCTCGGCCTGCACGATCAGGCCAGTGATCTCGCCGACTTCGTGAACAAGCCGTTGGTGCTGAACATCACGGTGAAGCAGCGCAAGGACGACCCCGCGAAGGCGGAGAACAACCTTGTCGCCATCGAGCCCTACACCGGCGCTCCGGCGCGCGTCACCCCCGTCCAGCCGCAGCAGGCTCCGCAGCAGCAGCAGTTCCAGCCGCCGCCGCAGCAGTACGCTCCGCAGCCCCAGCCGCAGCAGTTCCAGCAGCCCGCTCCGCGCGCGCCGCAGGTGCCGCCTCCGGCCTTCCAGCCGAACGGGCAGACACCTCCGTGGATGGCCGCTGGCCGCTAAGCCACCCCACCCATCGGAAGCGCCCGGCCCTGTACTTGGCGGTCTCGGCCGGGCGTACTTTTTCAGGAGGACCCATGAGCACTGATCTGTTCAAAGAGCCGACCGGCGACCCGACCATCGCGGCGGCTATGAAGGCCCTCGAAGAGCGCGAGGGGCAGCGCAGCCTCTCCCGGCGCGTCGGCGGCAGCTCCGTCGGCAACGAGTGCGTCCGGCGCGGCTGGTACGCCTTCCGCTGGACGAGCCCCGTCGCCATGGACGCGCGGGGGCTGCTGACGGTCAACGACGGCTTCCGGGGCGAGGACTACATCGCCACCCTCCTGCGGGGCGTGCCGGGCGTCCAGCTGTGGACAGAGGACCACGAGCGGCCGGGCAAGCAGATCAGCTTCGAGCTGGTCGACGGACACTTCGTGGGCAAGCTCGACGGCGTGATCCTCGGGCTCCTGCAGGCCCCCAAGACGCCGCACGTCTGGGAGGCGAAGGTCGTCAACCAGAAGAAATTCGAGAAGCTCAAGAAGGACGTCGAAAAGTTCGGCGAGAAGAACGCGCTGGAGCAGTGGGACGGCACCTACTTCGCGCAAGCGCAGATGTACATGCACGGCATGAAGCTCGACCGGCACTACCTGACCGTTGCGTCGCCCGGCGTTCGCGAGCTGTACGGCGTCCGCACCGAGTACCAAAGGGAGCGCGCCGAGATGTATCTCGCGCGGGCGGAGAGCATCGCATTCGCCTCCGGCATCCCGTCCCGCATCTCGAAGGACCCGGCGTTCTTCGGCTGCAAGTTCTGCGACCACTCGGAGGTCTGCCACGCGGGCAAAGCCCCGCTCCGCAATTGCCGCACCTGCAAGTCGGCAAGGCCCCTGCCCGGCGGCGTCTGGGGCTGCGAGACGCACGAGAAGGAGATCAGCTACGAGGAGCAGCTCGCTGGCTGCGATCTCTACGAGGTCAGGCCGGAGTTCCAGTCGTGAAGCTGCAGCTCCGCTACTATCAGCAGCAGGCGATCAACTCGACGATGGAGTGGTTTGCCAAGCACACTGGCAACCCGCTTATCGTCCTCCCAACCGGCACCGGTAAGGCGCTTCTGTGCGCCGAGCTGGCGCGGATCGCAATCGCCTACCCCAACACCAACGTGCTCGTCGTGACGCATGTTCAGGAGCTGGTGGCGCAGAACTATCAGGAGATGATCTCGCTCTGGCCCGACTGCCCGGCGGGCATCTACGCCTCGTCGCTGAAGCGCAAGGACCGGGGCCGCCGCGTGACGTTCTGCTCGATCCAGACTGTCTGGCGGAACTGGGACAAAATTCCGCGCGCCGACATCATCATCATCGACGAGGCCCACCTCATCCCGAGGGACGCCGAGACGATGTACGGGAAGTTCCTCGCCTCGATGCGTCTGGTGAACCCGCACGTCCGCGTCATCGGCCTGACGGCGACGCCCTACCGCATGGACAGCGGCCGCCTCGACGAGGGCGAAGGCCGCATCTTCGAGGCCATAAGCTACGAGTACAGCATCGCGCAGGCCATCGCCGACGGCTTCCTCGCGCCGCTGATCTCGAAGGACCCGAAGATGCACCTGAAGACCGACGGCGTCGGCACACGCGGCGGGGAGTTCATCCCGGGCGAGCTGCAGCGCGCGGTCGATACCGACGTCCTGAACACCTCCGCCGTCGACGAGACCATCGCCTTCGGTGCAGACCGGCGCGGCTGGCTGTTCTTCTGCTCCGGCGTGCAGCACGCCAACCACGTCGCGGAGATGCTCCGCCAGCGCGGGATCGCTGCGGCGGCCCTGTCGGCCGAGACCGACGCCGCCGAGCGCGCGCGGCTGATCGCCGACTTCAAGACGCAGCGGCTGCGGGCGCTATGCTCCATGAACATCCTGACGACGGGCTTCAACGCCCCGCACGTCGACCTGATCGCAATGCTGCGCCCGACCAAGTCTGCCAGCCTCTACATCCAGATGGCCGGGCGAGGCACGCGCACCGCGCCGGGCAAGACCAACTGCCTCGTGCTCGACTTCGCGGGCAACGTCTCGCGCTTCGGCCCCATCGACGCCGTCGACGTGAAGAGGCCCGGCGAAGGCGGCGGCGAGGCCCCCTGCAAGATTTGCCCGCAGTGCCAGTCGATCCTGCACGCCAGCGTCCGCACCTGCGGCGACTGCGGCTTCGAGTTCCCGAAGCCCGCGCCGAAGATCGCAGGCACCGCCTCGACGGAGCCGCTGCTGTCGATGGACGCAGCCGACGCGGAGTGGATGGACGTCGAGAGCGTGAGCTACTCCCGACACGAGAAGGCGGGAAAGCCGGTTAGCATGAGGGTGACGTACTATGGCAAGAAGGCGTTCAGCGAAGGCTGCAGCGAGTGGATTTGCTTCGAGCACCCAGACGGCAGCTTCCCGCGCCGCCGCGCGGGCACTTGGTGGCTCGGTCGCGGAGGAGCCATCCCTGTTCCGAAGGACGTCGCCGAAGCCCTCTCCCGCAAAGGAGAGCTTCGTTTTGCATCCGCTGTTCTCGTCAAGAAGAACGGACGCTACTTCGAAATCCTCGCGCACCGGAACAGTGAACAAGGGGCTCTGCGCGACTTGTCACAGGGAGGCGAGGTATCACGGCTACTCACCCGCGCTGCGTAAGCTGCCGGGTGCCGACGTCTGGTTTTGTTCGAGTAAATGCTGGAGGGACTTCGTGATTGACAAGACCAAGAATGAGGCGCTGGCGATTGAATACGCCGGGCTCGCGGCCGGGCAGTTCATTCAGGAGCAGATCGCCAACGGCCTCGGCTCCGACCTCTCCAAGTGGCCGCGCGACGCCTACCTCGTGATGATCGAGTGCGCCATCACCGGCTTCGTGGAGCGCATGCAGGAGCTGAAGAATGTTCCTGAGAGCGCCTAGCGCCGCCAAGCTCCTCGACCTGCCGCTCTCGACCTTTTACCAGTTGGTCAGGGATGGCAGCCTGCCGCCCGCAGTCTCGAAGGTCGGACGGCACCGGCTGTGGAGCCGGGAGCACTTGATTGCCACCGTCGACCCGAGGGGGTATGAGGCCGCCAATGACCAAGCTAAAGCTGCCGCCGGGCGTCCACCGGCAGGTTCGGCCCAGCGGCCGCGTGAGGTACTACTACCAGCAGGGGCGGGGGACTGCATCGGCCGGGGCCCGCACGCGGCTTCCCGACGATCCCCATACGCCGGAATTCTGGGCGGCTCTGGCGACAGCTCGCCACTCCTCGGCTTCTCAGGCTCCGCAGCGGGACAGGATCGCTGACATGGTCGATGCCTACCTCGCCAGCCCGAAGTTCTCAGCCTTGGCGGAAGGCTCCCGGGCGGCCTACCTGCCCAAGCTGCTGGAGTTCCAGCGCGAGCTGGGCGACCTGCGGCCGGACGACCTGAAGCCCTTCAACCTCGCCCGCCTGCGGGACAACATGGCCGGGACGCCCGGCAAGGCCAACGCCACCCTGCGGACGATTGGCGCTCTCTACGCATGGGGTCGGGAGCATGGCTACGTGACGCAGGCGAACCCCGCCACCGGCCTCAAGAAGCTGGAGATGGGTCAGCATGCCCCGTGGTCTCAGGAGGCGCTGGACGCCTTCCCAGAGGCCTTGCCGCCGGGTCTGGCGCGGTGCTGCATGATTGGACTGTACACCGGCCAGCGGCTGGGGGACGTTCTCGCCATGCGGCGGACGGCGGTTGACGGCGGTGGCGTGTGGGTGACGCAGGAGAAGACGCGAAAGACGCTCCTGATCCCGCTGCACTCGGCCATTCGGGACATTGTGCTGGCGGCGGCGGACGTGGTGTGCCCCAAGAACGCCGCAGGAGAGCCCTACACGGCCGACCAGTTCCATGCGGCTTGGACCCGCGCCCGGCGCAACAAGGGCCGCCCGCTGCCTCCGGCGCTCAAGGACGTGGTGTTCCACGGCCTGCGGAAGAACGCGACGGTGAACCTGCTGGAGGCGGGGTGTTCGGAGGCGCAGGTGGCGGCGGTCACCGGCATGTCCCTCCCGATGGTCGTTCACTACGGTCGGGGCGCGCGGCAGCGCGTGCTGGCGCAGGAGGCGATCAAGAAGCTGGAGCTGTACCCGGTTACAGCCGAAACGGCCGAACACTGAATGTTTTCAATGGGGTCTTGAACCGGAGAGTTCCATGTTTCGAACGGCCAAGCTCCTGAAAGAACGCGCAAAAATAGCCGCAATGTGGTTACAGCCACGGAGCGGTTTCCTCTGACAAAACGCGGTTTTGTCCGATGAATTGTAACCAGCAAAGGAGGGCAAATGGATCGGCCAAAAGATCGGCCACAGACCATGTGGGACAGCGGCGCGTGGTGGGTGTTCATCCCGGGGAAGGTGACGACGCCCATGCCCTATCTGAACTCTGGTCAGTGGGTGCGCTACGAGGACCTCTGCGCGGCCTTCCCGGGCTTCAGGGAGTTCTACACGCCCGAGCCGGACGAGCCGCCGAAGTGAGCCGCCCCAATGGCCGAGACAAGGCCGCCCTGCTCGTAGGCATGGGCACGGCCCGTCAGCACCAGATCGCGCGCCACCTCGGGGCTGACGCCCAGCCGCCGGGCGGTCTCCATGATGCCCTTCGCCAGCAGCTCCAGCTTGGGAGCGCCCACGGCCGTCGTGACGCCGGTCTGGGGGCCGTAGAGGCCCCACAGGATCGCCTGCGCCGGGACGCTCTCAAGGTCGGAGGCGTGGGCGACTTCGTCCCTGAACCAAGGCGCGACGGACTTGTACTCACCCATCGTCATCGAGTGATCGTAGACCTTCTCGGCCGTGCGGGTGTCCGGCAGGCCGACGTCGCGGGTGAAGTGGGCGTCGGCGACCGGCAGGTCGGTGAAGGTGCCCAGCTCCTCCGGCATGGAGGAGGCGATGTAGGTCGGCACCTTGGCGCTTCCCATCTCGACCCGGCCGGTTCGGAGGTACTTCTCCATCGCGGGGGCCTGCGAGGTCGAGTGATAGGGATGGCCGTCCACTGCTGCCAGCTCTTGGGGGAAGTCGCTGCCGCGCAGCTCCTTGCCTATGCCGCCCTTGTTCATAAACTCATCGAAGCGGCCAAGGTTGTCCATCATGTTCGCGGCGGAGCCACGCTGCAGCTCGGTGACGACCTCGCTGCCGGGGGAGGACATGCCGGTGAGGGTGTTGAACTTGGTGAACAGCCGCGCCGCCTCCTCGGGCCCGTAGGCCTTCACAAGGTACTGGTAGGCCGGGTCCATGACGTACCAGCCGTGCATGCCCTTCCAGAGCCCCTCGTTCGACCGCGCCGCCTCAAGTGAGTTTACGAGCCGCCGGGCGTTGCGCGGCGTCTTGATGTTCTCCGTCGCCTCCGACGGGCGGACGGCCTTGCTCTCGATCCCGAGGACGTCCTTCACGGTGCCCTTGCGCTTGCTCATCTCGAACAGGTCGTCGCGGGTGACGCCGAAGATCGCCTTCAGGGCGGGGTCCTCCGGCGCGACCTGAACGTCCTCCAGCAGCTGCCCGGGCTGCTTGTAGATGCCGGGGAACGCCTTGCGGACGGGGTGGGCGACCGTCGAGCGGCCAGCGCGGGCGACCGCCGGAGCGGCCTCCTCGCCGATGCCGATCAACTTGCCAGCCGCCTCGGCCACCTTGGCGACGAGATCGCCACCGGCGAACGGCACGCGCCCGCCGCTGGCGAACGGCATGCGGGGCTCGACGCGAGCGGTCGCGCCGCCGAGGGACTGAGCCCCAGCTGCGACAGCACGGGAGAAGTCCATGTAGCCCGTCTGGCGGCTGACCTTATTCAGAATGCGCGCGATGACTTCCGGGTCCTCGGACGTCGCGAGGTGGGCCATCTCGGTGGCGTAGCGCTGGATGATCCTGCGCTGGAGAAACCTGTAGCCGCCACGCATGGCGAGACCGGCGAGGAAGCCGGTCTTGAGGTCGCCGGTCGTCCACGTACCGACACCGGCGGCGGCAGTGAGCTTCAGACCTTCGGCGGCAATCGCCTGCTGCATCGTCGTCGAGTTCTCGCCGAGGTGCTTGCCGAGCAGCCCCTGCACCATCTCGCGGTGGGTGTACGCCTCAAGCTGGTCGGCGGCGCGATCACCGAGCGCGTCGCGCATCTTCATGCGGGACTGCGCCGAGCGGAACAGCTTGTTCACGTCCTCGGCTTGCCCCATCTGCGTGATGCGGTTCACAAGCTCGGCGGCGTAGCCGCGCGCGAACAGCTCGCGCTCGGCGGGCCGCATGGCCTGCAGCGCCTGCCGAGCTTCCGCCGTGTCGTAGGCGTTCATGTTCTTGAAGTAGGCAGCGCCAGCCTCGTGCGCGTCCTCCATCCCGAAGTAGCTGCGCGCCGTGCCGCGCGCCGTCGCGTACTCGGGGACAGCCTGATCGAGGGCGGACACCATGTCGTTCTTGATGCCGCGCACGCGGGCCGCCTCATCCCTCGGAAGCCCCTCGATCACGTCGTCGAAGCCGCGCTTGACGCGGTCCCAGAAGCGTAGCCCAAGACCGAGCCCGTCAATGCCCGAGGCAGCCTCGCCGGTCGGACGCCTGAAGCGCCCGGTGAAGTTCATCAGGCCGTCGGGCCCTTCCTCGAAGATCGGCTCAAGGATGGGCTGGCCGTTGCGGATCGCTTCATCACGCGACGCGGCGATGGCCTTCTTGAGGGCGTCCTTGCCTGCGTTCGACGAGAGCGCGGCCTGAAGCCGTGGGTTCCAGAGGTGGGCCGCGTCGGGGCTCTGCTCCGCTGCGGCGTAGGCTGCGGCGTTCTCCTCGCGCGCGCGAGCGATCAGGTCGTCGCGCACCGTCTTCGGGTTAAGAGTGTCGCCGAAGCTGTCGGACACGACGTCGGCCACGCGCTGCCCGCGATCAGTCTGGCGGAGGGCGGACGCGCCGCGCATCATGCGGCTGCCTTCGGGAGAATAGTTGTCGACGGCCTTCAGCTTGCGGCGGAGCGTGTCGCCGCCGAGGTCCGCGACCATGACGCGCTGACCGGCACCCTCGGCGTCCATGACGTCCTGACCGTCGAGGAAGCGCCGCTCCTGCGGCGCTTGCCCGCGCGCGGCGGCCCGCCGGTCAAGGCTCTGCTGTGTGCGCCAGTCCGAGGCGATGTCGTCGACGATTTCCTTCTCGACGTAGGCGCTCGGGTTCGTGACCTTCTGGATGTTCTTGACTGCGCCGCGCGTGACCGCCCTCGCGCCCCTCACAACCCCCTCGCCAACCGTGGGAAGGACGCCAATTGCGCCACCGATGAGCGCCCCCTCGGCACCAGCCGCGAGCCGGTCACCAAGACCGCCCTCGCTGTCACCGGCCTCGGCGATACCATTCTGCGCCGCTCCGCCGAGCACGTTCATGCCAAGGCGCGCGCCAGCACTCTCCGGTACGGACGCACCGAGCGTCACGGCCGCCGGGATGAGCATGCCGGTGATGTCGCCGCGCGTGTAGTCGCCGGGGTTGTCCTTCTCGGCGTTGTGCATCATCTGCCGCTGGCGCTGAAGCTCGGCGTCATACGATCCGCCGGTGAGCCCCGCGATGCCTGCGTTGATCTCGTCGCTCAGCCCCAGAGACATGCCGTGCGTGATACCGGCGACGTGAGAAGCCCACGGCGACATGCTCTCTCGCTCGAACGGCTCGTTGCCGATAGCCATGATCTGCTGCTTGACCTGCTCCCGGCGTGGGTCTTCCTTGGGAAGCTCCTGATACGCCTGCAGCAGCTGCTCCTTGGAGTAGCCGCTCAGATCGAGCGGGGGCGGAGCCCTGAAGTCGTCGTACTGGCGGGGCTGGACTTGACCGAGGATTTTATACCGGCTGCCAGCTGCGGGCTGTTCGGCAGGCTGCGCCTGCCCCTGCGGCGCTCCGCCGCCGGGCATGCTCACGATCTTGTAGCCCATTACTGACCACCATACGGGACCTTCTGCCCGCCCTGAATGATAAACTGCTGACCGCTGTCGTCCTGAATGACGACGCCGTCGGGGAGTTGCGACAGGTCATCCTCGCCGAGGTCCGGCGTCTGCTGACTTGGCTGGCCGGTGTAGTAGGAGCCGTCCCTGATGCCGCTGATCTTCTCGTCATTGAGGTCGATCAGCGACTGCGCGAAGCGCTTCACCTGAGCCAGCGCGCGCTTCTTCGTCGAGTTCCACGGCACCGACGGATCGGCGACGATGTCGATGAACTTCTGCATCTCGCGATCCGTCGTCGCGCCCTTGAGCGTCTCGGACATCTGCTTGATGGCCTCGCCCTCCATGATTTGCTGGTAGCGAAGCTGCTCGTCGGCCGTCGTGTTATCCTGACCCTCGTTGCCGTACCACCACGAGGTGACGCGGGCGCGCTCGTTCGCCATGGGACCGGACCACGTCTTGGGGCCGAGCGTCTCGGCCTCTTCTAGGTTGGTGATCGTGTTCTTCAGGTCCACGTTCTGGCGCTTGGCTTCGTCGATGAGCGTCTTGTCCTTCGTGGTGATGTTGAAGGGCTTCGGCTGCGAACGTATCTCGGCGGTCTGGAGGCGCGTCTGGTTGTTGCGCTCGTTGTTGATGATGGACACGGCCTGCCGGACCATCGCCTGACCCTGCGGGCCCGCGTACTTCTGCGGGTTCGCCGTGTAGTCTTGGTAGACGAGCATCGCGTGGCCGATGGGCGACTGGTCAGCGGCTTCGGGCCCCTGCTCTCCCGGCGCAAGCGGGCGGCTGCCGGGACCGTTGCCGAGCTGCAGGTCCGCCAGCGTGCTCTGGTCGTTCTGCATGTTGCCCATCATCGTCGTCTGCGCGTTGTAGACGCCGAGGCTGTCCTGAGCCTTCTGCCGGGTGAGTTGCGCTTCGAGGGCGGTGAGCTTGGCGAGCTTCTCCTCGCGAGACAGGTTCTGCTCGCGATTGTAGTCCTGCGCGGCGGTCGCTGCCGCCAGTGCATTGAACATGCCCTCGCTGAAGCGGCCGTTCTGGGTGGGAGCCATGAGGCCGAGGCCGAACGCGCCCAGCTTCGACTTCTCGAAGTTGGCGGGGTTGTTGTAGATGCCCCGCAGCTGGTCGATGGACTGCTGGTCCTGAGTTGCGGCGGTGCCGAGAGTGGACTGGTAGTTGTTGATGAGCCCCTGCCCCTGCGCGGCGCGCTGCAGGAGCATCTGCTGGAGCGTGTCTGCGATGCTGTTCATGTCCTCACTTCAGCAGGTTGTAGGTGGTCAGTCCCGCGCCGATGGCGCTCTGGATCGGGCTCGACGAGTAGCCAGCGCCACTCGGGACGTTCTCAAAAGATTGGTAGGACGACGTAGGCATCTGGTAGCCCTTGATCAGGTTGTTCAGCCAGCTGAGCTGGTCGGCCTGATAGTTGTTCTGCTTCTGGAAGTCCTGATAGGCCATGTCCAGATTGGCTTGGTTCATCTGCTGCTGGGCGTTGCCGACGCCGCCGAGGGCGTTGATGTCGGCGTAGCGCGCGTCCTGCGCGACGGTCCCGAGAGCGCCAGCGACCTTCGCGGAGTTGAGCTGCATGTCGCTGTCGGCGTTCGAGAGCTGTCCCGCCGTCTGGCCGAGCTGTCCGAAGCGGGTGAGGTCGGCGTTCGCGCTGTCCATGGCCTGACCGTAGCCCTGCTGGAGCACCTGCGCCTGCTGCGCCAGAACGCTCTCCTGCGTGTCGCGCAGGGACTTGCCGATCTCGCTCATCATCGGGGTCGAGCCGTACTGACCGGCGCGAATGAAGTCGCTGTTGATCGCGGGCATCAGGTTCTCCTGAAGGTTCCGCGCACCCAACTCAGCGATGCGGCTGGTGACCGCGTCGTTGTAGGGGTTCATGTAGTTGCCGACGACGTCGTAGGAGTTCTGCCCCGAGCGCGACAGGTAGGGGTCGGCGTCGCCGAGGGCGTTGGCATTCTGACCGGCGGCGGCTGCATTCTGCATGCTGCCGTAGATGGCGTTGCTCTCCGCGCCCATCCCGTTCCGGGTGAGGTTGAAGGCGTCAGACTGGTCCTGATTGAAGCCAGCGATGCGCGGGCCGTCATAGGGCTCGTAAGGCTGCGACGCGATGGCGTTGCCCTTCGTCGCGATGCCCTGCTGGAAGTCGCTGTACCACTGCGGCAGGTTCTGCACCGTCGAGCCGTAGGTGGTGACGCTCTTGGGGGCCTGACCGTTGAAGAGGAAGTCGGAGATTGAGGAGCCCATTACTGCATTCCCATGTACTGGAGCGGGTGGAGCGCGTCGGGGCTGATCTGCCCATGCGCGAGGGCCGAGCCCTTGTGTGCACGCACGGCGGCGCGCATCTGGTCGAGACGCTTCGCGCCAGCCTCGGGCGATCCATCACCCAGCAGCGCCGTGGTCTCGGCGTCGATCACATATTCGTTCGGGGAGAGCAGCGCCTTGATCTTGTCGCTGCGGCCGTTGTCGCCGGTCGTGTTATGGACGTAGCCGACGTGGCCGCCGTCCGCGAACTGGTTGTTGTCGAAGTAGACGCGCTCGCCCTGCGTCGTGTAGTCCGGCACGCTGCCGGGCTGGTAGGCGATCCGCTTGCGGGGGCTGACGTAGGTGGGCAGCTCCTGCTCGTTCTGGTTTTGCGCGTCCTTGAACGCTTTCTTGCCGGTGTTGTCGCTCTGGCTGTTGTCGAGGAGGCCGGAGCCGAGGTTGAGGGCTGCCATGAGGAGCGCCGGGCCGATGGCCTTGGAGCCGAGGCCCGGGCTGGAGCCCTGCGCGCCGGTGATGGGGTCGACGGATGAAGCCCCGCCCAGCAGGGACGAGGCAGCGGAGCCTAGCGTGCCGGTGCCGCCCAAGACGCTGCCCAGCGCGGAGGTGCTGCCGTTCCGCAGGAAGTCGCCGCCGTAGGAGCCTAGAGCGCCGCCGAGGCCGCCCATGAGGGCACCCTTGCCGCCGTCGATCAGGTAGCCCGCGCCAGCCCCCAGCAGGCCCGTGGAGAGCGCCTGCATGCCGGTGGAGCCCAGCATGTCGGCGACGCCCGGCAGGTAGCTGCCGACGGTCTCTCCGATGACGGGGAGGAAGGCACCAGCGGCGGCCGCGCCGATGGGGGCGACGTAGTCCTTCACGTCGTGCCAGAGGTCCTTGAGGTTCCAGAACTCCGGCAGGCCGGTGTCGGGGTTGATGTGGGGCTCGCCCCACCTCTGCCGCAGCTCCTCGAACTCGCGGCGGTTGAGGTGAACAACCATTTCGTCGCCGTAGCGGCCAGCATCCGCAACTGCACTGGCGGCGTGCGCGAGCCCGCCATTGGCGAAGCGAGGCGTAGCACCCCCGCCGTAGCAGAGCTTTACCGGGATGTGGCGGTCGTCGTCGTGGATCATGGGCGCACCGTGTTGTCGTTCTGGCAATTATGCCATGGTGGGGGTGTGATAGCGATGAGCGCGGGAGCCGACTGGCCTAGCCGGTCTCGCGGCCGCTGCCGGGCCCGAGGTGGGCAATGGGCAGCCCGATCTCGTAGTAGCCGCCAGCGACGTTGCTCTCCCAACGGAAGCGCATCTGCCTGCGCTCCACCTTCGTGCGGAGTATCTGGTTGGCCTCGTCGACCGGGCCCGGGGAGAAGGTGATAGGCGGCGCGTCCTCTTCGGGGGCGCGCGCATTGGCGTTGCCGGTCACGGTCAGCGTCATGTCGCCGACCTGCTTCACGTCGGCCTCGACGGCCGCGCAGGAGATCGTGCGGTTGTTCGGCTGCTGACCGATGAGCATCGTGACGTCGGAGCTTTCGACGTAGGACTGCACAGCGACGGTCGTCGAACCGCGCACCTCGTCGTAGCCGCTCTCGTGCTCCCAGATGCGGTAGTTGCTGTTGACAAGCTCCACGCCGCCCATGATCGGGTGGTCGTAGAGGCTTGGAGCAATCGCCCCCGAGCGGCCGCCGTTCGGCAGGATCGTGTCGTACCACTCGTTGGTGCGGTAGTTGTAGATCGCCGCGTGGCTGCACTCCGTGGCGGAGCCGAAGGGGAAGCAGAACCAGACCTCGCCAAATCGCGCGTTGCAGAAGGCGAAGCAGGCCTGCCGCGCTTCGTAATTGACGTTGTCGTAGACCCAGTCGAGGTTCGCTGTGTTCGGCAGTTCGGTGACGCTGCCGTCGTACTTGTAGAAGCCGTCGGTGCCCATCCAGTAGGCGGTGTCGTTGCGCGCCATGGCGATTGCGCGGGAAGACATGATGGTTGTGCGGTCGGTGACGGTGTCGAAGGCCCACGTCGCGCTGCCGCCGATGTAGCTCGTGCGGACGACGGCGTTGAGCGAGAAGTAGAGACCGGACGGGCCGTTGCCGCCGCGAATGGGAAAGCCGCGCACGAACTTCTGTGACGTCGGGTAGGCTTCGCCGCCGCCGCTGGCGACGGTCATGTCGTTGAAGTTGTTCGGCGCGGTCCAGCCGAAGTATCCGTCGGAGCCGAAGAATGTCAGGTAGGGGTGGACGACGCAGATGCCGCCCGACACCTGCGAGATGCCAGACAGCGCCGTGAGCGCGCTCGTTGATGTCGCATCGCCCATGTAGATCGACGTCTTCGTGGAGTTCGAGATGTCGTTCAGGTTTCGGCCGGGGTGCGCGATGATGGCGGCGGAGTTCGCCGTGATAGGGTCGAATGCCGTCGCGAACTGCCACAGCTCGTCGCCGTTCATCGTGTAGGCGCTCGGCGTGCGGACCAGCGGCAGCGTTGTCACGTCGCCGTTGGCATCGAACTTCAGCTGCCGCAGGTTCGTGTTCGAGCCGATGTGCAGGTAGTGCGTGCCGCCCTTGAAGTGGTCCTCGAAGCTGCGCGCGATGCCGTCGGAGCTGGCCGTCAGCTCGCGGTAGCCCTTGATCTTGCGCGGCTTCCCGTTGACGAAGCGCGCCCACCTGCCGTCGGTCCAGTTGCCGGGCGCGTCGAGGCGCGTCCCGTCACGCTGGATGCCGGAGGCGAATTTCAGTGGCTGCGGTTGATAAGCCAATGCGTAGCCTTACTGGTAGAGGACGTTCATGGTGCCGCCGGTCCAGCGGCTGCCGCTGACGCCCGTGCTGTTCAGGTTCACGCGGTCAAGCGCGCCCGCCAGAGCAATGCTGCCGCCGCCGATGTGGGTGTAGTATGTCGTGCCAGCAACGCCACCGAACGAGTAGTCGATCACCCACGTATTGCCCGTGATGTTGTTCAGGCGGATCGAGCCATAGACCGGCTGGTTAGTGCTGTTCACAAGCACCGGCACACCGTTCGTGGCAACGTCGCTTCTGATGCTGGAGCCGGTGCCCGTCTGCGTCGAGGCGTAGCCGTTGTATCCGGTCGTCGTGACTGAGCCCGAGCCGACCTGAATGAACCACGTCGCCCAGCCGCCAACAAGTCCCGCAGCCTGATATGCGCCGTCCAGCATGATGATGACCGACTTCGCAGTCGACGGGATGCCGGTGATGGGAATGTTAGCGACCGTGTTCTGCGCGAGTGAGACGGACGAGGCCTGCGTCCAGCCGCCGGTCGGCAGCGTCGTCCACGAGGGGTTGGCGGCTGCGCCACCCGTCTGCAGGACCTGACCGGCGGTGCCAGCGCCAAGCCTCGTCCACGTCGTCGCGCCGCGATACAGGATGTCGCCCTGCGCGGCGGAGCCGACGAAGTCGAGGATGTCGGAGAACGTGAGTTCCTCGGCAACACCAGCGCCCGCCGTCTTGCGTCCGAGGACGCGGGACGTTGCGGAGACGTTCTGGATTTTAGCGTAGGTCACCGCCGAGTTCGTGAGTTCCGTCGTGGTGATCGTCGAGAGCGTTGCGAGCGTGCCGAGGCCCAGCGTCGTCCGCTGCGCCGCCGCCGTCGCGCCAGCAGTAAGCGCGGCACCCGCCGCCGTGATGGTGACGCTGCCCGCGCTGATGTCGATGGTGCGGGCAGCGTCGCCGGTCGTGATCGTCAGCGTGCGGTCGGCCGTGATGTTGGAGCCCGGCGCGATGATCAGGCCGTGCGAGGCGTCGGTGTCCTTGATCTTCAGGCCGGTGTTGTTCAGGTAGAGGCTGCTGATGTCGGTGTTCGCACCAGAGCCAGCTGCCGACAGGGAGGAGCGCGCGGAGGCAGCGCTCGCAGCGGTGAACAGCGACGTGCCGGTGGCCGTGCCGCCGAGGTTGGTGAGGGCGGTCGCGGAAGTCGTAGCACCCGTGCCGCCGTTGGCGACGGAGATTGGGGTGGAGAGGCCAGCCGGGTAGTCGGTGTTCGCGGCGACGACGTTGACGCCGTCGCAATACATCGTCTGCGCCTTGCCCTGCGTCACGACGACGCCAGTGCCGGAGGCCGTCTTGACCGTCAGCGTGAACGAGCCGGTCGTGTTGTTCGTGATCCAGTAATCCTGCACGGCCGTGGGGACGATGATCGTCCGGTTGCCGGTGAGAAGGCCGGTGAAGCTGATCGCCTTCTTCGCGTACTCGGCGGCGCTCAGGGTGTAGGTGCCGGTGCCAGCGACGGCGATGGCCGTGTAGCTGAAGCTCGTGCCGGTCGTGGAGCTGCCGTGCTTCACGAAGGAGAAGTTCGTGCCGTTCGAGAAGACCGTCGCGCCCTCTGCGGCGGCGAGCGTGATGTCCGCGCCGCCGTCGAATGTCTCGCTGTTCGAGGGGGCGATCTGCAGCGTGCCGGAGCCAGCGTTCTTGAAGATCATAAACCAGCCGTTGCCGACGCTGTCCGCGCGCGGCATCGAAAACGTGCCGGAGCCGCCGGTCCACGTCGCGATGGAGCCCCGGTTGCTGTCAGAGAAGGCCTGCGAGGCGGAGTAGCTGAGAGCGGTCGCCTTGACGCGGAGAACGCCGGAGAGGGCGTCGAGGCCCGGCCCCTGCAGCGCGCCAGCGTCGGCGACGGAGGTGCTCGCGCCGGACTGCCAGTAGGCCCACGAACCGGCGGCCGTGGTGTTGCTCCGCAGGTAGACGGTGTAGACGAGTCCCGCGCCGATGGTGACGATGCTGCCGCCCGCGTTGTCCGCGACGGAGAACGAGACGCTGCCGTAGTTCTTGAACGTGACGGTCTCGCCGTTACCGGCGTTCCGCGCGTCGGGCATGTTGATCGTCCAGCCGCCGACGTCTGGCGTCACCTCAACGATGGCCGAGGTCGAGGGCGATCCGCCATCGACAGGCCACGAGAGCGTGACGTTCCCCGTCAACGCCAGAGCGGTGAGGCTCTGGTCTGCGGGCCTGACGGCGTTGCCGCCGAACACTTTGGTGTAACTCGTCATCTATCAAGCCTCTTGGCGCGTAACTGAGCGGTCGACGACCTTCTTGAGGTCGTCGGTGGAGATGGCACCGAGCCGTTCCTTGTAGAGCCCGTCCCACGTCCCGATGCGTTCGTCGTCCTTCAGGAACGGCGCGCACTCGCGGAGCGAGGCGTAGAGGAGAAGGTTGGGCCAATTCTCGGTGAGCCAGTTCGTCTGGTTCGAGCTGTCGAGAAGCTGCGGCTTCGCGTAGTAGGTCATCTCGAACGGGTACGCCTTGTCGGGCGTCGGCGAGATCAGCATGTACTGGTCGCTGTACTCCGCGTAGAACTTCGGTGTCGTGGTCTGGCTGTCGTCGGGCCAGTAGCTGCGGCAGTATTCGTAGGATCGCGGGAAGAGCGGCGTCGCATTCACGAAGCCGGTGCCGATGCCGAAGTTGATCGAGACCGTCCTGCGCCAGTCGCTGGGCTTCTGGTAGACGGACGTCCCGGCGGTCATTGCGGAGTTCACCACGGATCGGATGCCGATCACATTCAGGTCGACAGCGATGGTGCGCTCAGCCAAGTTGATCAGCTCGGGAAGCTGTGCGTAGACGTCGTCATCCCTTGCCGACCCGCGCTCGATGTACTTGCGGATCGTCGACTGCAGGCTGTCGAATGTCATTGCAGTGGGCACGGTCTACCTCTTGACGATTGTCGTCACGATCTTTTCGAGCGAGCGGCCGCCGATGTATCCGCCAAGGCAGATCACGACCGCGTCCATGATCCACTTCAGCAGATCGTCACCGACGCGAACCGGAGCCCATCCAGCCCACGCGACCATGATCGGCATGACGATGCCGTAGAAGACGGGGATGGCGGCGAAGGTCACGGCGACACAAGGACGCCAATTGCGCTGCAGCCAGTTCTCGCCGCGCATCTCTGCCTCGATGACGTCGGCCTGAGTGCGGGAGACGTCGGCGATGGTGTCGAGGACGGCGCGCTCCACCTCGGAGCGCAGCTCCTTCTCGTCGATCTTGCCCTGCTGCCAGACCTTGAACAGGTCGACAACCTTGCCGACGATTGGACCGGCCAGCAGCTTGGCAAGAAAGCCGAACATCAGACCGCCCAGTCCCGCGACTTCATCCAGCGCTCGCGGACGATACACGCAGCACCGACGACGGCGACGGCGATGAGGGCGATCATCAGCATGTTGCCGCCGGAGAAGATCGAGTGCGTGTTGTCCACGACTTCTTTCGCGGCCGCGCTGACGCCTGCGGCTGCCGTTGCGGCGGCGGCGAGGTTGGTGGTGGACTTCACCATGGGCTTGCCCTCGGGCGCATCAGGGATGCGCGCGAGGCTGTCACCAGCTTCGGACACGTCGTCCTCGCGGAACAGCGCGGCCTCTTCGGCGCGGCGCACAGTGAGGCCGGGCAGGACCTTGCCGCCCGCCTTGTTCCAGAGAGCGAAGGCGTCTGCGGCGTTGTCGAACTGCTTCTTGTTGATGAAGCGCAGGACGCTCGACTTGGCGAACCCGCCGACACCGATATTATACGCGAGGCTTACGCATGCCCCGAACTGGTTGTCTGTCAGCTCGACCTTGATCAGGTCCTCGACCTTCGCGGCGAAGCGCTCGATGTCGCGGTCGAAAATCGCCGAGGCTTCCTTCTCGGTGATCGTCATGCCCGGCGTCACCTTCGGAGCACCAGCCATGGAGGTGTGTCCATACCCAATCGTGAGCACCCCTGCGGCGCAGCGGTATGCCTTGAGGCGCTTCCCCTCGAACCTCTTGATTAGGTCTTTAGTCCTGTCGTTGACAATCATGTTTCCTCACTTCGCTGTAAAGAGACTGGCGATGAACCCGAGCTTGCCAGCCAAGAAGCCGCCCAGAGCTGCCGCACTCACGATCACCCACTGGGCACCCTTCGCTTGAAGGAACACGGTGTGCATCTCGTCGAGCTTCTCCGACATGGCGTCGACCTTCTCGCGCAGGTACTTGTGGTCGGCTTCGAGTGTGGCGACGCGCTCGTCGATCTCAGGCATGGGCTCGCTCGTCAATTCGGTTGCTGTTTTGTCATAGCACTGGGCAGCACTGACCGGGAGAGGTCAGGGCCTTGACCAGTCCACGGTTGCGTCTTCCGCGATGTCGACGTCGGGCCTGATCCGGCGAAGGGTCAGGCTCTCAGGCACACGCGCGGGTAGTTTGTATCGGTCGAGCTGGTCGTTGTCGCGCTCGCATACGAGCAGGCCGGGATTGTCCCGGTCTGGCCGAAGCTCGTCGATTGGGAATTTCTTGTGGCACCTGTCGCAGATGCCGATGCCCAGCGTGGGCTTTCCGGTGGTGTTCAGAAAGATGCTCATGCGGTGTACATCCCGATGGCCGCGCCGAGCGAGACCGTTGCGTTGTCAGTCTCGGAGGGCGCGATCTTGCTGCGGGCGCGCTCGGCGTACTGAAGGATTTCACCGGCATCCTTCTTCGCCTCGGGAATTTCTGCACAGAGACGCCAAGCCAAGTCCCAGATGATGGCATCCATCCAGCGCTGCGGCACCTCGATGCGGGCGCTCATGTTGCCGGTGTCGATCATGTGGCGCTTGCGCCAGACTGAGAGAATGTAGTTGGCGTGCGTGTCGTCCGGCGCGTTCCAGAGGAACAGGACTGGGCCGTCGACGCGGCGCTCCTCGTAGTAGGACGTCACCTGACCCTTTACCTTCTTGTTGGGCAGGTTCGCGTAGGTGTCCTGACCGATGGGGGCAACCTCGCGCTCGGTGCGTCCGACGGCGAGGATCGCGGCCGTGACCGGGAACGTCCCAGCGGTCGTCTCGCGCACGCGGTAGTAGACGGTCGCGTCGGCGGCGATGTCCAGCTCAAGCCAGTTCCACTGGCTGGTGAACATCTGAAGATTGTCGAAGGAGGCGGCCTGCGTGTAATTGATGCCGTCGTAGCTCACGTCGACGGCGACGTTGTAGAAGCCAGCGGTCGAGACCTTGATGCCGACGTACTCGGCGGCGACGCTGCTGGCTGCCGCGATCAGCCACGATGAGCTGTCCTCACCGGCGGAGACCGTACCGGCCGTGGTGGTGGTCATCAGGACGACGAGCCGGTCCACCTCCAGCGTTCCGTCGGGCAGAGTGACGCGCGCGAGGCCGGGCTGCATGCCCATCTTGATGACGCCGTTTGTCCAGAGGGTTACGCCGGTGGTGACGAATTCCGAGAGGGAGAGGTTCAGAAGGTCGCGGGCCGTCTCGATGTACTCGGACGTGATTGTCTGCATCGGAACGCCCGCGCGGGCGAATGCCCGGTCGAGCACTCGCTGCAAGGTCAGTTGGTTCTGGGAAACGGTCCCGGTGACGGCCACAGCCTATCCCTTCCTGAAGATGATCCAGTTGGTGCCGTCGCACTTGAGGGTCACCCAGAGGCCTGCAGTTGCGGCCATGATGGCGATCCCGGCGGCACCACCGACGGCTGGCACGACGTTCGAGGACGCCGACTGCACAAGCTGTGCGGCAATGTTCTTCAACTCTAGCACACGACCCGAGTTGCTGGCAGGAGTTGGGAGGGTGACGTTGATCGTCGCCGCCCCGTTGCAGATGATCCAGTAGTCCGAGCTGGACACTGTAAAGTCCGCCGTTTTCGTCACCGGCGCACTGAGCATGCGATCTAGGGAGAGCTTGTCGGCGGCCGACATGAAGCCGGGGCTGTCCTTCGTGGCGACATTGTGCATGGAGCCACCGCCCCGGTTGCCGTGCTCGATGTCTGTCTTCAGCTGATCCATCAGGCCGTCCTCTTCTGGGTGTTGGCGTCAATCGAGACAGCCGTCTGGCTTATGAACAGATCGACGACGCCGGGGCCGCTGACCGTGTACACCTTTACGGTGACGCCGCCGCCATTTGCGTCAGCACCCTCGCCGCTCACGGTGCTGGTGCCCGCCGAGCTGCCGACCGACCCGAAGAAGGCCGAGGCGACGCCGCCGGACAGCGCCTGCCCGATGCAGGAGCCGACGGTGCCGAGGATCGAGCTGCAGGCCGCACTGGCCGTGCCGACGCCGGTGATGGAGCCGACAGCACCCGCAATGACTGCGGCGGCCGCCGAGGCCACGCCGGAGCCTGCCGCCGAGCCGATGGTGGCTGTGATGGTAACGCCAGCGCCGTTGGCCGTGCCGAGGCCGCTGGCGGCCCCCACGACGGCCGCGATGACTGCGGAGATGCCTGCGGCAGCACCAGCGCCGCTCGCCGCCCCCACGGTGCCTGCGATAGCGCCGGAGACGCCGGAGGCCGTGCCGGAGCCCGTGGCGGAGCCCGTGGAGACCGTAAAGGCTGCCGCATCGCCGGAGGCAGTGCCAACGCCAGAAGCCGAGCCCACGGTCACCGTAAAGGCCGCGCCGACGCCCGTGGCGGTGCCTGCGCCGGTGGCTGAGCCGGTGGTGGCCCCGAATGCCGAGGCGACGCCCGTGGCCGTCCCCAAGCCGGTGATTGCCCCCACGACTGCCGCGATCACCGCCGAGATGCCGGAGGCGATGCCGCTGCCAGTCGCCGAGCCCGTGGAGGCCGCGAAGGCGGCTGCGGCACCCGTGGCCGTACCGACGCCGGAGGCGCTGCCGGTGGTCACGTAGAACGACGCGGCGGAGCCCGTCGCGGTCCCGACGCCGCTCGTCGCCCCGACGGCAGCGCCGAACGCCGACGCCACGCCGGTAGCCGTCCCGAGGCCGGTGGCCGACGCCACGGATGCCCAGAGCGCGGTCGCCGCGCCGGTGGGGATACCAACGCCGGTCGCTGATCCGGTGGTGCCCGCTAAGGCAGCTGCAGCTCCTGTCGGGGTGCCGACGCCCGTGGCCGAGCCGACGGCGGCGGCGAAGGCACTCGCGATCCCCGTGGCCGTGCCCAGACCCGTGGCGCTGCCGGTCGCTTCGATGATGGTTGGGCCAGTCGCAACCGGGCGGATCGCCAGCGTGACGGCGGTCCACGCGAAGTTGGTGCTGTCCGTCAGGCCCGAGATCGTGCCCGGGTCTTCCGCGCCCGAGCCCCAGAGGTAACGACCGGCGTAGAGGTGGGCGAAGGCCCCGGTCGTGCCGTTCGAGACGGCAATGTTGTCCGTGGCGTAGCGCGGCGGTACGGAACCCAGCGTAGCAACCGTCGACGCGGCACCCCAGATCGGCAGCACCCATGCGCCCGCAGTCGTCGGCGTGATGGAAGGCGGGTCTGACGCGCCACTGGAAGAGCCCACAGCGGTCGTGGACGTGACGTCGAGGGCCGTCGTCGTGTCAACGCCGCGCAACACGATGGCCGCCGCGACGGAGTAAGGAACAGCGCCAGCGGCTGGCGTGAGCGTCGTCACCGAGCTATCCGGCGACGCTCCCATACGCTTCCACGACACGTTCAGGTTTGAACTGACCAGATTGGATTGGTTCAGTGTCGCGACAGAAGTATAGCCAGCTGTCGAAATGCCCGGCGTCTTCGTCGTCGTGGCACCGATGAGGTGGATAGCGACGACGACGTCGTTCTGCTTCAGGCTATTGTCGATGCCGCCCTGAAGGTTGGCGAATGAGAGCGTGATAGGGACAGCACTGCTCGCAGTGCCGGTGACATAACCGACAAGCTGGATGCCGTTAAGCTCTAGCGGCAGGCCACGGTAGAACGGGTCCAGAGCCCCGTTGTCGGTCTCCTGAAAGAAGGCCGTAAGGTCCGAGACCAGTCCCGAACCCAAGAACCTCGCGTTGTTGAAGTTGGACATTGGCCCTCGCCCTTACGGTGCGTTGACCGCGTACATAAGCCCTGAGTAGGTCGTGGCAGTGGTCTGTGGCTTCGGCAGCTCGATCAGTGCGAGGCATGCGTCGTTGAAGATGCGCGGCGTCGGATCGCGGTTAGTGATCCAGTCGAACGGGTAAGTCGTGTTCGCCAGCGGGAAGGCGAAGATGCCGATGCTGTGACCGATGCAGAAGTTGATGCTGCCGGTCGCGACAAGCGCCGAGCACTGCATCTGGTCGAGCTCCTTGATACCGACGTCGCCGGAGGCGAGCGGACAGAACCAAGTGCCGAGCGGCTGGTCGAAGCGGTCGGCGATGGCCGAGGCGTTGCCCGTCACAGAGGGGAGCGTCTTGCCCGCTGTGCCAGCCTGATTGGTGTAGGTGCAGACCGTCCAGTTGTGGGCGGTCGCCGCGAGCGCCGTGGAACCAACTTCGATGAAGAGGAAGTTGCCGCCGATGTAGTCCATCGCGGTCGATGTCACAGACTGATAGCGGAGTGGCACGCCCGTCACCGACTCCGTCGCCGTCGAGTTCATGGTCTTGGCGACCGAGAAGATACGGTCGTACAGCATCAGCGCGTTCTGGCCGACGTTCGACACCATATCGCCGCCGGTCAGGTGCAGCGTGCCGGTGCCGGGGTTGTTGAAGACCATCGCCCCGGTGTTTGCGCTTGTGTGCTGAGTTCCGTTCGGGGCAGCAGCACCGGCGGCACCAGCGGCGGGAGAGCCCGACGCGCGCCAGAGCGTGTTGGCCGCCTGCACGACGCCGGTAAAGCCCGTCTTCTGGATCGTGCCGTTCAGGAGCTGACGGGAGCCAGACGAGGCCTTCGCGACGACGTCGGAGACGCTGGTGAAGCCTACACCGAAAGCGGGCTCGGGTTCGTAAATGGGACGACCAAGGGCGTTCCAAAGAGAACGAAAGTGCTCGCCGAGATGATCAAGAGCAGAAGCAAATGCGCCGCGCTCAAAGCTACCATTGAAATCGCCATCCGGCGTGATCCAGACCCCGCCCGGCACATCAGCCAGATAGATCGGAGGTCCATACCAGCGTACATTACGGCCGCCTCCATGAAGCATGTATCCCTGCAGCTGCGCGATCTTGTCCTTGCCCAGCCAGCGTTCGAGGCGGGCCGAGTGGATTGAGCGGCGCTGGATTGACTTGGGTGCGGCGAGCATCAGGCATCCTCAACTGGGCACGGAGTTACGAATACGTCGACGTTGGTCGGTGGGGATGGCTCAGGGCCACTGAGGTCTGCATTCGGAAGCCCGACGCCCGGCTTGTTGAAGCCGATGTACTCACCGCACTTCGAGCAGGCGAAGATGTGGTCCTGCTCCGTCTCGTGCGAAAATACAAAGTTGTGCTCAGCCATCTCGGTGTAGCTCAGTCTTCCGTGACGGTGCTCGTGCTCTTCACGCGCGGGGCGACGCCGACGGCCATGGTGATGTTCGGGCTTAGCGTGCCGCTGTAGAGCAGCTTGCCAGCACCGGAGGCCGTGTTGACAACGCCCCAGTGCGTCAGCGCGCCACCCGGCGAGGCCGTGCATTCGGGGAAGTCGACGTTCGCGAACGGCGAGACGCTGTTGCCGGTCACGGTGAAGCCGCCAGCGCCGGACGCGCGGTTCAGGGCCTGCCGGGCGTAGCCGGTGTAGGCGGTCTCGCTGGTGACTGC